ATAGTATAAAGAATATAGCGTAAATGGGTGGTGGTCTTCTTCAATTAGTAGCTTATGGTGCTCAGGATGTTTATTTAACTGGTAATCCTCAAATTACCTTTTTTAAAGTAGTTTATCGTCGTCATACTAACTTCGCTATGGAAGCTATACAGCAGACATTTAATGGAAATGTTGGATATGGAAACACAATAACCTGTCAAATATCGCGCAACGGCGATTTAATTAATCGCATGTATTTACAAGTTGATGTGCCCAAGAAAACTAGCACTGCTGCTACTGATTCATATGTTAACTACTTAGGTCTACGCTTAATAAAATCCGTAGTAGTAGAAATTGGTGGTCAACAAATAGATAAACATTATTCCGATTGGTTATACATATGGAATGAGTTATCTTTACCTATGGGCAAAAGATATGCTTATGATACTATGGTCGGTGCGGATAAAGATATAACAACTAATAAAAATACTACATTATATATACCATTTGAATTCTGGTTTTGCCGTAATGTAGGTTTAGCACTTCCTTTAATTGCTCTTCAATATCACGAAGTTAAAGTAAAAATTGAATTTGAAACAAAAGTAAATTGTTTAATTGCTAGCTCTGTTTCTGCAGCTGACGCCGCTACTTCTGCTGCTGCCTTTCCTGAAATAAATTCCGCCTCATTATGGATAGACTATATATTCTTAGATACAGATGAACGTAGAAGATTTGCTCAATTATCTCATGAATATTTAATAGAACAACTTCAATTTACTGGTACTGAATCTCTTGTAAATAAAAGTAACCGTATTAAATTAAACTTCAATCATCCCTGCAAAGAATTAATCTGGGTAGCAAAAAGTTCTGGAACACACAAAAAAGCAAGATGGTACGATTATAATCTAGCGAAAACTGCTATAGCTGATAATACCGCGCCGTTTTTAATAAGTGGCACTTCATCATATTCATATAGTAGTAATTATATTCATCAAGTTACACCGACTGCTGATAATTACAATAATCCTTTCATAACCTCTATTTTACAATTAAATGGCAATGACCGTTTTGCAGTAAGAGAAGGATTATACTTCACACACGTTCAACCTTATCAACATCATACTAATGTTCCCGTTAATAATCCTATCAATGTATACTCGTTTGCTCTTAAACCTGAGGACCATCAACCAAGTGGCACTCTCAATATGTCTCGTATAGACACTGCTACTTTAATGGTTGAAGTTCAAGATCTTTCTGCTACCGGTGTAGGTATGCCTAGTGCTGCAGAATATTCTTATACTGGTATTAATATATACGCAGTTAATTACAATGTATTACGTATATTATCTGGAATGGGTGGTTTAGCGTATTCTAATTAGTTATAATAAAATGTGTTATATAATTCCCTTTTTTTTTTCTCCTCTAATAGTATAAAGAATATAGCGTAAATGGGTGGTGGTCTTCTTCAATTAGTAGCTTATGGTGCTCAGGATGTTTATTTAACCGGTAATCCTCAAATTACCTTTTTCAAAGTAGTTTATCGTCGTCATACTAACTTCGCTATTGAAGCCATTCAACAAACTTTTAACGGAACTCCTACTTTCGGCAATCGTGTTACTTGTCAAATATCAAGAAATGGCGATTTAATACATCGCGTATATTTATCTATTATTGATTATACTTCTGGTGATACTACTGCTGAAACGGTTTGTCCTTATTTCGGTCTTCGCTTAATTAATTATGTAGAAATTGAAATAGGTGGTCAAAAAATAGATAAACATTATTCTCACTGGATGTATATATGGAATGAACTTTCATTACCTAAATCTAAAAAAGAAGCTTATAAAAAAATGGTTGGTTCTAATAATACCATCGCCAGATTACAAAATGCCAATCTCTATATACCTTTAGAATTCTGGTTTTGCCGCAATGTAGGTCTAGCGCTTCCTTTAATTGCTCTACAATATCATGAAGTTAAGATAAATATTTTATTCGAAGAAAAAACTAAATGCCAAGGTTCGACTTCAGCTATAAAAGAACTATCATCTGTAAATTTATGGGTCGATTACATATTTTTAGATACTGATGAACGCAGAAGATTTGCTCAATTATCACATGAATATTTAATAGAACAATTACAATTTACTGGTGCTGAAACTGTAAATGCCGCAAGCATGAAACCAAAACTATCATTTAATCATCCGTGCAAAGAATTAGTCTGGGTTTCTACATGCGACCATCATGCAGACCAACCTACAAAAAATAATAATTGGATAAATTATTCTACTACAGCAAACTCTTATGCTAATGATGGTAAATTATATGCAGAAACCAGTGCAGTTTCTTCAACAAACCCTGTTGTATCCGCTAAACTTGTATTAAATGGCAATGATCGCTTTTCATCAAGACCTGGTTCTTATTTCAATTTAATACAACCTTATCAACATCACGAAAATATACCTTCAAACCCTGGTATTAATGTGTATTCATTCGCTCTAAAACCTGAAGAACATCAACCGAGCGGTACTCTCAATATGTCTCGTATTGATACTGCTGTTCTTAATATAGATATGAATGCGACATATGCCGTTAATGCATTCTCTAAAAATCTTCATGTATATGCTGTTAATTATAACGTATTACGTATATTATCGGGTATGGGAGGTTTAGCGTATTCTAATTAAATTATATTAATTATCTTATACGTTGTTAAATTGCTATAATATCCCTTTTTTTTTTCTCCTCTAATAGTATAAAGAATATAGCGTAAATGGGTGGTGGTCTTCTTCAATTAGTAGCTTATGGTGCTCAGGATGTTTATTTAACTGGTAATCCTCAAATTACCTTTTTCAAAGTAGTTTATCGTCGTCATACTAACTTCGCTATTGAAGCTATTGAACAAACGGCAACAGGAGGTACTTCTCTAGGTTCGCGCGCAACTTTTCAACTAACCCGCAATGGTGATTTAATACACCGTATTTACTTTTACGGAAAAATAAAAAATAATTCAGATACCGTTGGTAACGCTAATAAAGTTGCATTAGTTCCTAATTTTGGACAAAAATTATTGAAAACTATTGAACTTGAAATTGGGGGTCAACGTATAGATAAACATTATTCTGAATGGTTATACATATGGAATGAGTTATCTCTTCCTATTGGCAAACGCGAAGGTTATTATAAGATGGTTGGTGCAAATAAAGATAATAATTGCACACAATTAAATGAATCTCAATCTTATGAATTATATGTTCCTTTAGAATTTTGGTTTTGTCGCAATGTAGGTCTAGCACTTCCTTTAATTGCTCTACAATATCACGAAGTTAAAATAAATATCGAATATGAAACTGCCGCTAACTTATTTGATAAAGACACTAAAAATACAACTTTTAATGATTCTACATTAAAAAACAGTACTTACAACGTAAATAACATAAGTCTAGTAGACTCTAAATTATGGGTCGATTATATATTCTTAGATACTGATGAACGCAGAAGATTTGCTCAATTATCCCACGAATATTTAATTGAACAATTACAATTCACAGGAACTGATAATATAACTTCTTCTACCAATGACGATGGTATGAAAAGTATGCGTATGAATTTTAATCATCCTTGCAAAGAACTTGTATGGGCTATAAAAAAAAATGAAGACGGTGTATATTGGAATAACTTTTCTACTGCAACTCCATTATCGGGAGTTACTACAGCAACTGTAAATGATTATTATAATTCAACAAATCCAGTAAGGCAAGCTAAAATAATGCTTAACGGTAATGATCGTTTTGCGCAAAGAAAAGGAGAATATTTTTCTTTAGTCCAACCTTACCAACATCACGAAAATACTCCAGATGACTTCCATAAAGGCATAAATGTTTATTCATTCGCTCTAAAACCTGAAGAACATCAACCAAGTGGTACTCTTAATATGTCTCGTATAGATACCGCTGTTCTTTCATTATCCTCATCTATAAGCGGAAATATCTACATATATGCCGTAAATTATAATGTATTACGTATATTATCTGGTATGGGTGGTCTCGCTTATTCTAATTAAATATTATATGATATCTATGATATCTATGATATCCATAAAACAATATTCTTATTTTTCAATTTATAATTATTATTATAAGATAATATGATATTATATAAATACTTTGATACATATAATGATATCATTTTAGTGTTTAATCCAGCATTAAATTTATTTTTTTCATTAAAATAGTATGAAATAATATCTTCTAAATAAGGTAAACAACGTTTATTCATCAAATTAGTATATTGAATAGTATTTCTTCTAAATGTTAGATACAAACATTCTTTATCTGTAAGTGTCATATAATTTTTTGTACTTTTCTTTAGTTTATTTATTGTTTTATTATAATCATTATTAAGTTCATAACTATATTTTTTAACTAAATTACATTTTAACATATCACAATTATATTTAATTCTTTTTTCTCTCACTATATCTTTTAAATTCGTCTCTTTTTTTATAAAGATATTTGATGATTTATTAATCTCACTCAACTTTTTGAGTTCACAATAGTTTTGCAAATTATTAACAATAATTGCAAAATAATCCTTATTAGTAAAGTTCATGAGAATTAATTAATTATATATTAATCTATATAAATCAATTTTTTATAATATTTATCATTAAAAATTATTAAAAAATAAAAAATAATATATATACTTTTATATGCAAACTAATCGTAACTAATCGTAACTAATCGTAACTAATCGTAACTAATCGTAACTAATCGTAACTAATCGTAACTAATCATCACATATGATAACCTCTTTAATATATGGTTCTAAAATTTCATCTACAATAAATTCTGGTTTAAAGTCATCATAATTCATGAAAATTTTAAGAAGTTGTTCAGAAAATCCAGAAACAATTGCAGTACCTTCAGTTTTGCAATTTACAGGGAAAACTTCTCTGCTATTAGAATTGAGGTTCCAGAATATAAATTTAGGAGCATCGTAATTATTTGCCTTATATTTTTTAACAATTGTTTTATATACTGTATCTAATGAATCATTAGAATCATTATTTTCAAAAGTGATTCTTTCATTACTACAAGCATTATTAAATTGCATATCCGTAAATACAAACATTTTTTTAGGCATATTTTCTTGGGGAACATTAAATAATTTTGCATAATTTATAATTAAATCATTGCATTTAACAAAATTTGTACTAAAACCATAATCGATTTTTAGAAGGTTTGAGATACATTCGTGGAGAGTAGGAATCAAATCGGTATCTTCATCGAGTTTATCAGTCAACTTTACAATTTCTGGGTCTTCGCTAAAAGTAATTAATTTATTCTTAAATTGTCCTGTACAACAAATAGATGTAATAATTCCAAGTGCAATTGCAACTTGTGCAGGAATACTTCCATTTGCAGCATTAAACATAGACCCTGATAAATCTACGACAGATATAGTATTATTAAAATTACCAGATTTCTTAACATTTTCAATAATTGTTCTCCATTGCATTTCTGTAGTTTCGCATATAGGAACATTATCAAAACATCTCATATTTGTAATATAATTACCTACCAATTCGTGAGGAAGAATTCCAGTAACATTGATCTTCTTTTTATTATTTTTTACATCTTCAAGATATTGTTTATATCTTGCTTCATCATGTTTAATAAATGTATTTTTTAAATTTTTTGAAGCAACGGCAGGAACACTTTCATAATTAATATCTCCCCATTTTTGTTCGCATAATTTTTTTTCGACAATATCAATATGTGTTCTCAAAGGTACCAAATACTCCTTTCTATATTTTTCCATTTTATTTGTATCTTTGCTCCCATAGATAATTGTTGCAATTTTTTTTGCATAATGTCTCTTTTTATCGTACTTATCATTTTCGCTAGATACCCATTTAGCACATAGAGATACGCTTTTATTATTACTCAAATTCGCTTTATCTTCAATTAATTTATCAGCAAATAGTCCAAGTTCATACTTTTGATCAGAACTCTTTAACTTATATCCAATATAATTGAGGTCCTTCCAGCATCCATATTTTTCAATATACTTTTTAATATTATTAATATATGTAGTAAATTTATTTTTTCTTAACCACAACATAGCATCATTTGCTACCTTTTTTTCTTTTTTCCCCTTATCTCTATCGCGCCCATTGAAAATAATTGCTACTGTTTTTTTAGGATCTTCTTTCCAACACTTTTCAAGATAATCGTGACTAGTTTGAATATCTAAATCTCTCATAAATAACATAAAATAATCTACGATAATATTATTTGTACTTTTTAAAGCAACTCCTCCATTGTTTGTAGTAGTAATGTTATGCGCGACTTGCATATTTGTTTTATATTAATATATAATTATTCATTTATATCAATTTTTATTATATTTAGAAAAAATAAGAATTATTAAAATTATTTAGGCAGCGGCAGCTTGCGCTTGTTTGCTTGCAGATGGGGGAAAATGGTGAGAGATTAGTTTTTGTAGAATAAAATAATTGATATCCTCTTTGTCTCCGACATTTAGAATTTTTTTAAGTTTATCATCAGGTAGAATAAAACGCTTGTTCTCTGGTTTGTTGAGGTTGTGTTCCTTTACATAAGTATTGATAAAACGGGTAATATCAGTGCGTGATTTCTCAGTGCCGTGAGGAACACCGATAAAATCACATAGTTCATCTGATATTTTATTGGGTTTAGCAAATCCTGACGGAGAGTTTTTTGCATTTTGACGTTTCTTTTGGGCTTTCTCGATTATTTTTTGTTGTTTGTCATATTCCTTGCTTAGAACCTTTAGAAGTGCTTGAACTTCTTTGAAACTAGTGAAAAGAGTATTCACTTTTTCGATAATAGTACCAACTAGGTTATCTTTAACAGGAGTACCATCTGCATTTACAGGAATGCTAGAATCAGGTTCGACAGTTTCAGGAGCACTTACTACAACAGTCTTAGGTGCTTTAGCGTCTTTAGGAGCAGGTGTTTTATCTTCGACTACTTTTGAAACAACGCCCTTTTTAGGAGGTTGTTTCAAATCTACAGGTGGCGCGGGAGTTACGACCGGAGAAGTGGACGAAGCAGGTTGAGTAGGTTTTTTAGTTTGTGCCATTATGTATTCAGTTTATGAATACATATATTATTATATGTTTATATCATTTTATAACATCACAATTATATTTTATTTATAATAGTTAAACAATGAAAATAAAACGCATTGGTACTTATATTACTGGATTTAAATACTATAAAAATGATATAGAAATTACCGATAAGATTTTGTTAGAAAAAATAAAGAAAATGAAAATTCCTCCTGCGTATGATAATGTTACAATAGTTAATAATAAGAAAATATTAGCATATGGGTATGATAGTAAAAATAGAAAACAGATTATATACAATCCTAAATATATAAATATTCAAAATTGCAAAAAATATAATAAGATCGAAGATTGTAATAAATATTTTTTGAAAATAAAGAATTGTATTTCTAAGGATATAAAATCTACTGATGAAAAAACTAAAATTAATGCTATGATTATAACATTAATATTGTGCTGCGGATTTAGAATTGGTAATAAAAAATACGAAAAAGAAAATAATTCATATGGACTTACAACATTAAAATTATCTCATATAAGTTGTGATAATAAAAAATGCCATATAATTTTCGATTTTATCGGTAAAAAAGGTGTTCGTAATAAATCTGTATGCAAGAATAAATATATATATCAGTATATATCTAAAAAATTAATTGCATATCAAGATAATAAAGAAAACGACGAATATATATTTACTTACAATAATATTCGCATAAATTCAACTGATGTTAATAATTATTTGGAAGATAAATTAGGTGTCAAAATTACTTCTAAAGATTTGCGGACATGGAATGCTAATAATTTATTTACTAAATTTTTAAATAAATCAAATAATTGCAAAAATCCTATTAAAAAAGCTTTAGAATTAACAGCTATCGAATTACATAATACCCCTACAGTATGTAAAAATAGTTATATTGATCCAAGAATTATTGAATATGCAAAAAATCAAATAATTAATAAAAATTGACTTTTTTATTATTATATAATAATAAGATATATAATTATTATTAAATAGTTATGGATATTGATATTGTTAATACTAATATTGAAGAAATGCTAGTTTATCGCGGCGATGATGTTTCCATATTTAAAGAACACTTATTATCTATGAATAAAGAAGATTTCGAGACAGATAGAAATGTTATTGATATTCAAACTTCTAATACATCAGTAATTTATGCTCTTACAAAAAAATTAAGAAAAATGATAATTGATGAACTAAAAGAAAAAATAAAAGATAGTAATAATAATATTAACGATTTTACTAGTAAATACGGGTCAAAAATTAATGTTATATTGATATTTAATAATGAATCAATATCAACAACAGTAAAATCTTTATTAAATAAATATGACAAATTTTTCCAAAAAAATGGAGGACAACTTCAATATTTTACATTGCAACAGTTGATGTTCAATCCTACAAAACACGAGTATGTTCCCACGCATACAAAACTTACAGAAGAAGAAGCAAAAGAATTTATGAAGGAGTATATGACAAGAACGAAGATGCATATGCATGTAATTTTACAAAGCGATCCTATCGCTAAATGGATTGGATTAAAGCATGGAGATATAGTGAAAATAAATAGGTATAATGAAAATAGCGGCGAATCTTTTTCTTATAGGTCTTGTATTTAAAAATATAATATATTTTAAAATAATAGAGTATTAAATAAATAATGTCTACTAGTATAGATACATCACAAAATAATAATTATAAAGATTTATACAAAGTGTTTGGTGAACTGCTATCAATTATTAAAAAAAATTCAATTAGTAACTTTCAAGAAGGTGGTACTATTAGAGATATAAATAATGCTAATACAATTTTTCAAGCGGCATTAACATATTTAGTTCCATCTTTTGAAGGTACTTTAACTAACGGTGGTTATTCTACAACTGATAAATTACCAATCCCTGCAGCAAATTCTAATGAATTAAATATACTTCAAACCACAACTTTTAATAATGAAATTCTTAAAAACACGTTAAGTAATTGTTTTAATTTAAATATCGACCAATCTAAATATGCGAGCGCTGCAGCAGGTGTAACTAATGCAGAAATAGTAAAATTAGTTGCAGACGGTACAAAAACAAAACAACACTTACATTATTATAATAAAATATTGACTGAAGCGGGAATAGGCGGTACTAAACTACAATTTGATGAAGCAATTGTCAAAAATATATATTATACAATATTTTTATTAGATATTTATATTAAAATAATTGAAGCATTTTTAACAGTTGAATTTAATGTAAATTATCAAAATAATCAATCTTATTGGGATAATACACGATTAGAAGTCTTATCTAATACTTATGTTGAGACTAATCCAGATTATAATAGATTACTAAATTTTTCTCAATTAGCGATTTCATATGATAATAAAAAATATGTAAAAGATTATACAAAAATACACATAGTTACAAAACCCTTATTAAAACAAGATAGTGTTGGAGTTGCAAGAGGTTTATTTATTATAGAACCAGATAATGATAAATACAGATATGCTGAATCTGGTTTATATTTATATATTGGAAATGATTTTGAAGATCATAGTGCTTCATTACGTTATTTTGATATAAGCGAAATGAGAGCAGCTTCAACAACAAGACCTAGTTCTAAACCAGCAAATATATTACAGCAAGTAAATAATAATTATACATTTGAAGATAGATACGGTAGTTTAGCAGATGGCGTGAGTTTAATAACTGGGACAGATAAATATAGTTATGGATACAAACAATATAATTTTAATGATGTTCCTGGAGGAAATTTTACAGAAGATAAAAAACCTTATCAAAAATTTATAAGAACATTTTTAATAATGTTAAGAAATATAAAATATTCAAACTTGAATTCAACTTTAGAATATTTAAAAGTATTTTTTAAAGGTCTTAAGAAATTATTATTATCTTCAATTTACTCAATAAATATTTATTATAATTTGGCATATTCTTTAAAAAATTGCTTATTATTAAATTATCCAAAATATAAAGCGAGTGAAGATACCACAACTACAGCTAATAAGTTTATAAATTACATTACTGACTCTGCTACACTTACTCCGGCAGAAATTGATAAATCTCAGTTTAATACAAACTATGAAAAAACATTTGTTTACAAAGTTAGTAAACTATCTGGAAATTTTAAAAATGTTCTTGATAAAAACATTGAATTATTAGAAAATAATATAAATATAAATATAGGCCCCGCTTCTAATAGCATGCATTCATATGTCCCGGACGAAAATCATTTAATATATACTAGTTTCGTATATGATTCTTTAAATAATAGTATAAACCCTTATACAGGAGAAAATATTCCCGCTAGTCAAAAAACTAAAGATAAATTAATTAGAGAAACGCTTGAAACTAAAATAAGATATTCAATACTTATACCTCATTATAATATTCTTCTCAGTATAGAAGATGTTAACATAAGTAATGGTAATAATCCAATAATATTATTAAAAGAATTTGAAAGTATATTAAAAGATAAACCTTTAGAACCTGGAAGTACAACTAAATATTTACACCAAAATATAGGAGTATATTTATACGAAAATTCAATCTATGAATTAAAAAACACAAATGACCGTTTAAAATCTTCGATAGAACATATTGATAAAAATATTAATTCAAATAAAACAAAAATTTTAAATAATACTTCATTATATGAAGTTAATAAATCTAAAAATTCAATATTATATTATGAATATGTTATATATATTGCAATAATTGCAATAATACTCGCTGTAATATTTATTATTAATATCGCTAGAATTGACAAATCATTGATGAGAATAATATCTGCAGGTTGTTTTGGAATAACTATATTAATGTTAGCAGTATATTATATAATTCATGTATTATTCATTACTGAAAGTTATATAGAAACATTTACTGCAAGCGCACAAAATACCGGAGTTTACTCTACATCTATATGTAATAATGATTGTATTGAACCAGGAGCTTCTATAACAGGAGCAAATAAAGTAGAATACGATCCTGTTATTTTAGGAAACAAAAAATCTCTCGTTGTAAATCGATTAACAGATAGAGCAAAAGACTTAATAAATGTAATTAAAATGACATTTTATTATACTGATACTCAAACATTATTTAATAAAGAAAATGATTTAAATAGTTTAATATCAAATAGATATAATGATAAAAATTATGTTAATTATTTCCTTGAAAATAAAACAGGAGATGCACACTTAAATACAGATGTAATAAAATATGAAAATGCTAATTATGATGTATATATATTTTCAATTATATTACTGGCAATAATAATTGTAGGTTTTTATACTATTAATCTTTTTACAAATAATATATATATGGGAGTACTCTTTTTAATCGCTATTATTTTGATAATTTGTTTATTTACCTATTTCATTATTAATATTAACAAAATTGTTAGAACTGTATCATCTAACTATTATTGGGGCAGAGAATTTGAGAAAACTTATGAAAATTTTGAAAATTCTCCAGAAGATGATGATAAAGATGATGATAATGATGGTAATGTTGATACTCCTGTTGATACTCCTTCTGTTGATACTTCCAAAACTACTCCTGTTACTACTCCTGTTACTACTCCTGCTACTCCTGCTACTTCTGCTACTCCCGATATAGCTTCTAATACTTCAAAGGATACTAAAAGTTATAATAAAGCAGCAGATGATTTAATTAAAAAAACAAATTCTGTTCAAAACGCAGGACAACTAATACAAAATGCAAAACCTGTTAATATAAATGAAATATCTATGCAAAATAAATCTGAAGAAAAAAAAACAGAAGAACCTATAAAATTCATAAAATCTTCACAGAATAAATAGAGAATAATCATAACAATATATATTATACATTTTTTATCTATTTTTATTTACGCCTAATAATTTTTTAATTTTTGCTTTCTTGTTTTATATTTTACATATACAACATCTCTATTATACTCTCCTTTAAATATATTTTCATATTTTTCTTTTGGTATTCCTCTTATAACATTTGTTATATATATTTTTAGTTTTCTTATGTTAATCCATCTAACTTTTGTAATCTTGACTTTAACATACTAAAATAATTTTTAATACTATTTGTAAAATATAAAAAATAATATATAAAATAATCGGCGTTTTTAATGTCTAAAGGTGTATAATAATAAAAATACTTATGAATAATTCCATATATTATTAAAATGGCAACACTAGAATATACTTCAGAAACAGAAGAGACAGAAGAAACAGAAGAGACAGAAGAAACTGAAGAAACTGAAGATACAGAAGAAACTGAAGATACAGAAGAAACTGAAGATACAGAAGAAACTGAAGAAACTGAAGAAACTGAAGACACTGAAGAATTAGAAAATATAGATGATGTAGAAGAATATCATGATGATAATACTCGTTTATATACAAATCAATTAGAAGAGGTTATCAATAAAAATATTAATACATTATATAACAATAATAATTTTAATAAATTTCAAGACGAGTTAGATGATAAAAATAATAATATGATATATCTAATATTGAATAATAACAATAATCCAAGGCAAAGTTCTTTAAATCTTAGAAAACATCCTATAAATAAGAAAGTCTATAAATTTTATAATAGATATAATACTATTGAAAAAAAATTTTTTGATATTTTGCCAGAAAATGATAAGATAAATTTAGTTAATATAGAAGAAAGTGTTGATAACTGTTCTATTATTACTGAAGTTCCTATTCGTTTTAAGATACTCAATTCAGATATTAATATACGTACAAAAAAAAGTATACTAACTAAAATTGAAAGTTTTAATAAAATGAACAATAATTCATCCGAATATTATAAACTTAGTTCATGGTTATTAGCATTAAATAATATTCCTTTTAATAAATTTTATGAAATACCTATTAAAATTACAGACGGCAATGAATCTATATGTAAATTTTTAAATAATATAAGAGAACGTATGGACGAGACTGTATTTGGTCATAAAGATGCAAAAGAGCAAATAGTAAGAGTTTTAGCGCAATTAATATCATTTCCAAAAGCATCAGGATATATCATTGGAATACAAGGAAGTGCAGGTGTTGGAAAAACAAAACTTATAAAAGAAGGTATCTGTAATGCTCTAAATTATCCTAATGTTTTTATATCACTTAGTGGTACAGACGATTCGTCTTTTCTTAAGGGTCATTCTTATACATATGAAGGTTCTTCTTATGGTAAAATATGCGAATCATTAATGAAAACTGGAATAATGAATCCTCTTATATTATTTGATGAATTAGATAAAGTTTCTAATACATATAAAGGTCAAGAAATTATAAATACACTGATACATATTACAGACCCTGTTCAAAATGATAAATTTAATGACAGATATTTTGAAGAAATAGATATTGATATTTCTCGTTCTATGATTATATTTACATATAATGATGATACATTAATAAACCCTATTTTAAGAGATAGAATGATTGTAATAAATGTCAATGGATACAATTGTGAAGAAAAGATAGTTTTAGCGAGAGATTATATTATACCTGAAATATTAAAACAATATAATTTAAATAAGGGTGATATCATATTTACAAATGAATTATTAAAATATATCATAAATGATGTTGAAAATGAAGATGGTGTTCGTAATTTAAAAAGAGCGATTAATAATACTGTATCTTGGATTAATATGATGATATATGTTCCAATTGATTCTATTAAAATATCATTACCTTTTAATGTTACTAATATTTTCTATGATAAATATTGTAAAAAAAAGATTAATATTTCTTCTAATAAATATAATGCATTATATTTATAATATATTTATTTTTTTATAATATATTTATTTATTATAATTATATTTATTAGAATATAATGTCATTGACAAATACAAATGATTTAAATACATTTTTATTTTTTGGTTGTTGGAATAATATTAATTGCAAAGAAGATAATTTCTTATATAGAGATATAGTATTATATTCTATTAAAGAATTAGAAAAACCAATTGATACATTATATATCGCAGGTGATAACTGGTATAATTTTTTAATTGAAAACAACGAAGATTTAAAGAATATAATAAAAAAAGAAAATAATAAAATGAAAGATAATGAGTTAGTACATTATTTAACACCTGTATTAATATCGGGATATTATTTATTATACGATATGAAAAAAGATGTATATATTTGTGTTGGTAATCACGATGAGGTAAAAGATAGTCAGGATGATGACAGTACTGCAAATGGTAACTTTATATCTCCAAGAAAAGATGATTGTATGATAAAAACACAAAAATATTTTATGTCTAAGATAAAAAATAATAGTGACGAAGACAAGGTTTTATTGAATTATAATGAACAGATTCCTAAATTAGAAAACCCAGATGAGAACCCTATCTTTAAATTTATTTCAGAAGTTACTAGTGAAAATGAAGAATTGTATTTAGAAAATTTGGATAGTAAAATTGATATTAGAAGACATAATGATAAAAAGGAGAATGAGATATTATTATTTAGTGGCAGAGAGATTGGAATTAAATATTCTAAAAATTATATTATGATAATTATTAATACTAATAATTTAGATTTAGTTTATATTGCAAATATTAATCAAACTATAAAAGATGAAAGAAGAAAAAATGGCGATAAACAAATATTTGTTATGGGGCATTTTCCTTTATTCTTTGTTAAAAATAACAGCACTACAAAAGAAGATGAATTACTACAAAACGTTGAAATTGCACAGAATATATTAGATGCTTTATATGAAACACTTGTAATAAATAATTGTATTTATCTGTGTGCTGATTGTCATAATTTCAACATAATGAAAATAAGTAAGAAAATAGACTTAACTGATTATTCTTTAATCCAAATAATGTCTGGAACAGGTGGTGCAGACCCTGATTTAGTTAATGAAGTAATACCAGAATATGATATGATTAAAAGAACGACATCTAACGATACTATTATACTTATGCGGTCAGAAACTCCAATTAATAATTATTTTATAGAATATAACACTATAAATTCATATGGATATTGTAAAATAATAGTTGATAAAGAGATAAGAGTAATATATAATAAACTAATAAGTGCTGAAAAAAATAAGGAATGGAAAAGTGTAAAGGATAAATCTAGTATTATTTTAGAAGATAAACTCAACTATCAGTATTGTATAAAAAATAATGATGTATTTTTTTATAAAGTATCCGGCGATATTGTATATAGCGCTTCTAAACAAAATTCTTCATTATCTGATGTAAATAATACTGAAAAAATACAAAAAATAGCAAAAAGTTCAGTAGCATATATGAACTTATATTGTAGCGGCGACTATATGAAATTTAATCACGTTATAAAAAATAAAGATAATACGAAGGTATGTTTTAATAGAGCATACAAAATAAAGAAAAATAAAATAGGGAAAAAAAAGAAAGAAGATAAAACTGAAACTAAAACTGAAGATGATATAGAAGAAAAGAAAGAAAAGAAAGAAAAGAAAGAAATGAAACTAAAACAGGAGATGTAAAAAATAAAAATGATATTATAATTTATAATATAATATTAGTATAAATATGTTATATAATTACATTATATTAGCTTCTTTAATAATAATTTCTATAATATGCATATCGTTTGCTATTTATTATATAATGTATTATTCCTTTAATAATTCGAATAATATTATTTATATGTCAGTACAAGAAACATCTAAATTTTTAAGAGAGGATGAAGACAAATATGTAAGTAATTTTTCTGCTTTAGATTTATATGCTAGAAATGTTAATACTTCAAAAGATTACATAGAAATAATTCAAACGCGCTCATCTTCATTTACAGAAAGCGAGATTCAACTATTAAATAAATGTGCATTATCTGCTGATAATTTATTGCGTAATATAAAAATTAATGATATTGATTATGCTAAATACATTAATTTGAATGAATTGGCGAATATTAAATGGGTTTTTTCTAAGACAAATTTAAAAACAGGTAAGGGTGAAATAAATTATGAAAATGGTTTGCCTCATACTAGAAAAAACGTAATATTTTTATCAAATTATGTTCTTACAAATGATGATGATGAATTGATTAAAATATTAATTCACGAAAAAATACATGTATATCAGAGAAATAATGAAGATATATTTAAAAATATAATTGTAAAAATGGGATACATCGAATTAACCGACGAAATGATTAGTAATAATACTGAATTAATTAAACAAATTAAATACAAAAGGTCTAACCCTGATATAAATAAAAAACTTTATAAAAAAATATCGACAAATAAGATTTCTATATGTACTTATAAAAACGATACTCCTTCTGGAATAAATGATGTATCGGGTGATTATTACGAAGAACACCCTTATGAAGAAATAGCATATGAATTGTCCGAATATATTTACAAAAAAAATAAAATAGAAAAATATAAGAACATATAAGGACAAACATGAGTTAAGAATATATAAAATAATATCTATATTAAGTATATAAATGGATGAAGTACTTAAGCAAGCGCCAGATGGAATGACATATGACGAAGTTGAACTAATTTTTAATAAAAATGATAAAAATATCTTAAATACTCTAATAGAATTATGGAATATTAAGGAAAATACTATTAAAAATGTTTCTGAAACACAGTGTAAATGGGATAGTATAAGAGAATTATGCGACGATTATGATAATGAAATGAAAAAAACTTTAGATAATGCAAGAAAAAATTCAACAATTAATGAAATTTAAGAATATTTAAGAATATTTAAGAATATTTAAGAATATTTAAGAATATTTAAGAATATTTAAGAATATTTAAGAATATTTAAGAATATTTAAGAATATTTAAGAATAATATTTATTCTAATAAATTTTTAATATGGTTAAGTTCTGTTTTATAATTATCAGATGGTGTTTCTAATATAATTATTGGGATTTTTTTTGTACTTAGATTTGATATAAAATTATTCATATTATCAACAGATATTTGTCCATCTAACATTACAGAATGACGATCCTTTAAGTCTCCTTTTTTCACTAAACTGTTATTTAGATGAATAACAATTACATCACTGCTATTTTTTTTAAATAATATATTATATGCTTCTATTAATTCATAACCTAGTGCCCAAGTATGTGCTGTATCAAAACATATTCCCAAATACTTTTGTTGTTCTTTTGAAAAGTTATTATAAAAGTCAACAAAATCATTTAAATCTGTTAAAAGTTCGGTTCCTTGTCCAGCAGGAGTTTCAATAATTAATTTTGTTTTTAATTTTTTACTATCCATTTCTTTTATTATATATTCTATTGCATTTCTCATATTTTGTAAACCTTTTTCTTTTGATAATCCAACATGTTTTCCCACATGCAATACAATACCTTCAGCATTCATCATATCTGCAATTACCAATTGATTAATTAACAATTTAATCCAATAACAATCTTCTAATAACATAGTCCGCTTGCATTCTACAGGGTCTTTAGCAATATTTATAGTATATGGAGCATGAATTATAATTTTAAATTTTTCTTCTTTAAGATATTTTTGTACAAATGGTGCTATTTTAATATAAGTATCCATATTTGTTATAGTATTACTTCGAGGGTTAGACACAAATATTTGTAAAGCATTTCCACCATTATTTTTAATATTATTCATTGTTTCTATAATACCGCGCTCATCTCGTTTTATATGCGCACCTATGTATATTTTTCTTATCATACTTATACTATTAATATAGTTATAAATAATAATATAATACCTATATCAATTTTTGATACTTTTATTTGCATAAATAAAAAAGAATAATTTAGCAATTCTTTTAACTATTCTATAATACTAGAATTACCATATCTAAGATAAATCATCTGAATAATAATCACTTTCATCTTCAGATAGTATATCACAATCATAATAATAATCGTCGCTGTTATAACTACAAGACGCATTATCTTCATCATACATATCTTCATATAAATATACTTCGTCATTATCTTCAGTATTTACATTGATATTTTTCTTATGATTATTGTAATATTCATACTTTTTATTTATATTTTTATAGTGAGTATTAATATCACAATTTTCTTCTTTAATTTTCTCTTTATATTCATAATCTAGATAATCTCTATGTGCTGTAGTAAAGAAACTCTTGGGTGGATTTAATTTTTTATTAAAATTATCAACAATTCTGTTCTTATACTCATTCTCTAAATTTTTTCTATCATAATTCTTGTTATCTCCGTAAAAATCAATATAGTTATTAATAACAGAGAACATTCTCTTAATTTTAATATTATCAATGCTATATTTACGCACCATAAGATATTTTGTATAGGAATCATATAATTCCTTAATATAATAAATTTTATGAGATGTATCTGTTATATAATTATCATTATTTAAAATATTAGCAAACTCTACAAATGAATAATATTCCATATGTGTATTAATTATAATTTAGAATATAATAATTATTCTATCAATTTTTATTATTATATCATTTTTATCATCGGTTTATGTAATATTTATGTAACAGTATAAAATGTCATATTTTTTAAAAAAAAATATAAAAAATGACAGGTAGATAAGGATATTTTGTCATCACTAAAGGACGTCTGGATATCAAGATTAACAACTACTAGCGTATCTTGCGTATCTTGCATATCTTGTGTTGTAAATTTGTCAACAAAAACTTTTTCTAGATATATTAGAACTAATATAAAAAGAGATATGACGACTAATATTGTTACTGATACTAATGCCATTGCTAAAAGCAACAGCAACGATGATGATTTGATAATGTGTAATTATCTTGTAGAACAAATGAAACTAGAAAAAAATCGCGATGCTCTTCGTAAATGTCATTTTGAATTTAACATTATAAGCAAAAAGTTTCCTCCTCAAAAAAATGAATATAAGTTTATTTATGGTAAACTCGGTGAAAAAGCGTTAATTTCTATGTTCCAAAATATAGGAATTAACAGTCTAGATTTGGATATGCAGCATAAAATAGGGTCAGAATATAAAAATGATATTCAGATGAACAATACGAGGTTTTCTATAAAGGTTAAATTAAATGATAAGGGAGATGTTATAATGATTAATTGTAAGAGCAAAAAAGACCATAATTTGGATGATATTAACACTATCGTAGTTGTCATAAATAGCGGTTTAATTTATGTAATACCTAAAACATTTAATACGGATAATTATTTAAAAAGAGATGCGGGAAGTATCTCGTATAGAAGCAAGCTTTTTACTCATATAAAAAAGAATAATCCAGAATATATTTATAAATTTCCAGATCTACTTCAAGAAGAAATAGATAAGGTAAATGAAACAATTGAAGTTGACATATATAATCAAATATTTGATGAACATATCAAGCAATAAGTTTCTAGTGTTAAATCTACAATATAACTAATTACATCAACATTAACAGAATTTCCAAATTGTTTATATGCTACCTTATCATTATTATGAATAATGAAGTTTTCTGGAAAAGATTGTAATCTTGCACATTCTCTAGGTGTTATATATCTTTTTTCCTTTGCATATATAGGTGTTTGTACTATTGCAACTAATGTAGGAAAATAATTAGTTTTTTTAATTCTAATACCTGATTGTCTTAACTGAATAAAATAATTCCAAATACTATCATTAGTCTTTTTCTTACCCGCCTGCCATTCTAATTTTCCATTAATTTCTTTTTTTAATAATACTTCTTTATGTTTGATATACCATTCATCCCATTCTTCTTTATATTTATTATAAAGTCGCGAGTTTTTAGTAATATAGTCTTTTTTCCATACAGGCAACTTATTAAATTCTTCTTCTGAATATTTTCTATAAAATTCATTACATAATATCGTAGGACTTAATGATTCGTTTGTGTCAAATTTTTGTATCATTTCATCCCATATATTTAAGATATTTTCAACTTCCTTTGATATTTTATATTTAGATGTAAGTGTTTTATCAGTTTCTATGATTTTTTCAATATTAATAGGTATATTTGGTAATGTAAATTTAATAACCTTATCTTTATCATAAATTGATTCATTTATGCATACAAATATAACTCTTTCTCTCTGTTGAGGAATACCTAAGTTATGTGGCGATAATTCAAAAATAGTGTCTTCTTTATTAACATAATATCCTGTTTCATTTATTCTTTTAATTATATGATTAAATGTGTTGCCATTATCTATTTTTTTGATATGTTTAACATTTTCTAAAAACATAAACATTGGTTTTTTCTCATCTGCTATTCTTAATATATCTTCAAATAATGTTCCTCTAGGATCATTTAGATTTCCCTTTTTTCCAGCATTTGAATATGATTGACAAGGAAATCCAGCACATAATATATCAAAATCAGGTAGTTTCTTTTCATCAACTTTTTTTATATCTTTTTCTGGAGTGATACCATAATTTTCTTTATAAACATCTCTGCATTTTTCATCAATATCACATGCCATTACGCATTTATAATTATGCCTGATTAATGCTTGATGAAATCCACCAATGCCGCAAAATAAGTCTATAAACTTAAGTTCTTTACTTTGCATATTAATAATTTATATAATAAATAACTTATATAATAATCAATTTTTGTTTTTTATCTAGTGTAATATTTTTGCTATTATTTTATTAATTTGTTCATTTATCTTATCTATATCGACATTTTGCGAATGTTTATATTCTATATATAAAGTTTTAATATTTTCATTATCATATCTCATTATTAGAGATAATCGATTCGATATTTTATATTCTTTTATAGTATATTCGCATATATTATCAATATCATTAGTGCAGGGGAATGTGTAGTTAGGTTGTTTATCATGTTTTGATACAATTACTAAAATATCATTTATAATATCTAATTGTTTTTTAATTTTTGTATATACGTATTGATTATCATTTGATAATTCATAAGTATATACCCTATCTTTATGAAAATATGATTTGTATTTTTCTACGCGATTTTTCTTATAAATAGTATCTATTATTTTTTCTATCTTATCACTTGTCATAACATTTATAGAGTTTTCATTTTTACTATTTATGAAATAAATTTCAATCAAATTAACATTATCATTTGAAATATAATTGTTAATATTTACTTTTGAAATCATTGTAAATTATAAAATATATATATATATATCATTTTTTAGTATTTATATATAAAAAATTGATAGAACTATATAATTATATTTTAAATAAATTATGAATATAGATTATAAATTATATAATTTACAAGATGAAATCAAAAAATATTCAAATAAAAATATAGATAGGGTAGAAGAACAAACAAACCAATATAATAAACACAAGGTTCGCGATGATTTTTGTAATATATTACAAAAAAATCTTTATATTTCTTCTTTAGAAGCAACAGATTTAGAAATTGGTGTTTTTAATTGTACGATCGACCATTGTATTTCTAACAAGATACAATTATCGTGGAAATGTCAATTATTTATAGATACATATATTAATATTGCACGAAGTATTTATTCAAACCTTAAATCAAATAGTTATATTGGAAATGAAGATTTATTAAAAAGAATGGTTGAATATAAAGAATTTAATCCGCATATGCTTCCTTATATGCAATGTCATAATATATTTCCCGAAAGATGGAAAAGTATTATTGATAAAAATAATTTGCGCCTTAAAGAAGCGTACGAATTTAATATTGTTGCAATGTCTGATATGATTACTTGTATGAGATGTAAAAGCAAAAAAGTAAGTTATTATGAATTACAAACTAGGTCAGGAGATGAAGCATCTACTCTATTTATGGAATGTTTAATTTGTGGTAAAAAATGGAAACAATAAGCGATGTCGTGCATAAATTCACACATCAATATCTAATATGTAATCAAAACATTCTGATATTATATAATATGCGATGCCTATATACACTTTATTTTCATCATTATCAACCAATTCAATTATATTATTATAATATCTCTTATTTAACACGAAATGTCGTATGGCATTTTGTATTCCATAATTATATATAATTTCTTCAATATCTTTTTTTTCATATATAGGCAACATAATATGGTCTAAAATATATTTGTTTGTATTATTAATTAAAAATATTCTATCTTCATATTTAATATTGCTGATTTTACTATATATACAATCTGCGATTAAATTATTTGGATTTTTCAATATAATTTTATATTTGTTTGGCATTTTATTAATATATAATTCATTTTTTTATATATAATTCATTTTTATATATTATTTTTTACTTTTTGTTTCACCAACAGTGTCTAAAGATATCAATATTATAGATATGCAACCTAACATTATACCAAATATACTACGATATGATAGTTTAATATTTTTTTCATAATATATTACAAATAATAATATAAATATTATTTCGAGAGCAACGAATACTCTAAAATATGCAGGATTAGGACATGATTTTATTATATAATATCCAAGCAATATTACAAAAAATAATATAATAGAATATATATAATATTTAGATTTGCTAATTTCACTTGAAATATAATTTATCTTATTAAATGATATAATATATAATATACTCAATATACCAACAATAATATTTGTAATAATAGGAAATACATTACTTGGTGTATCATCATAACGTAAAAATAAAATTAAACCCGCAACTATTATACTATGTATTACTGATAAATATATCCATTCCATTTTATATACTATATATACTACATAAATTGAAATATATTATTATTTTCTATAATACTTGTAAATTGTGTAATAGTATAATAATATATAGTACAGCATTATACTATGTAAAAGAGATAAAGAAATCCATTGAACAGTTGATAAATAAATACCCTCCATTTTATTACTAATTCTACATATACGTATATATTATATAAAATGTACGTATAAATAAAATATTGCAAAATTCAATAAATAAAACACTTCATATAAAAATATATTGTCGCTACATTCCTTCAAAAGAACTACAAATAAGATAATTTGTATAAATAATAATATTATTATGATATAACATGTTTTATTATTATTACATATTATACACATAAAAAGCAGTATTGATACGAATGCTGTAAATGAAAATATATAATGAAATATATGCCCTTCGCTAAAATATATTAGACCATATATAGATAATAATAATATACTTATTGTTATTAGAGAATATATATTATTTCTTTTGTGCTCATAAAGTATTATTGCAATACCCATAAGTAACATGAAAAATAATATTATATTTTTGTTTTTTTCGTTAGATATTATACTTGATATTGTATTATTATTATCATAACAATTAAATGTATAAATTATAGGAAAAAAATATATTATTAATGCCGTAACTAATAAAAAATTTTTACTAACCATTTAATATAATATTAATAATAATAAAATAATAAAATAATAAAAATTGATTTAAGATTTTAAAATATTAATTATATAACAGAATGGCTCTCGCAAATAGCAATAATATTAAACAGACTTTAAATATTACATCAGACATTTATAATATTATTATGAAAAACAGAGTTATTATTAATAAATATAATCAACAACATTTTGATAATACTACTTATTATAGAACTCTTTATAAAAATAAGAGTTTTGAAGATGTAATCCGTCAAAATACTAGAAAACAACAATTCTTCTGTACCAACTTTTGTGGGGGAAATATTAATGATTGTACTTGTTTACATAGAACTCTATGAATATAGTAATATAATATATATTACTTGATTGCGTTCTTATATCTTTAATTTTTTATGCACAGTCTCTATAGCACCTTCAATCCACGCTTGTCTATCACTATATGTTTCTCCTAAAATGTATATATTTTTAGAAATAAAAATATCATCCATATTTTCTTGTATTTTTTTTGAATCAATTCCTACTTTCCATAGGTGATCTCCTGCTTCCCAATAATGCATAGTAATCCATTCGGGGTCCTTTATGTTTTTATCTGGAAACATTTCATTTAATATTTTTGTAAGATATTTCATAACATCTTTTTCGTTTTTAAAATTATTCCAAAAATCTGCATTATAACTATCGCTGTAACTCACTTGTATTAATCCACTTTCATAATCTATAGGTATAATAAATTGTATTTTATTTTGCGCAAGTACTTTTGGCATATTCTTAAACCATACGTCTTTATATTTAGCATATATACGTAATAAGGTCCCATCAACAACTGAATTAAATAGGTAATCGTATTTTTTAAAGAAAGCAATATCCATATAATCCTTCCTTTTTATAGTAAGATAGAGTTTTGAATAATTATAAGTGGTACCATTAACAATAATATATTTTTTGTCATCAAATACATCTTCTAAAGTAGAAGATAATTTTATGTTAACTCCTCCTTCTCTTTTAATATGTTCGTATAATACATCACATAGTATTTGTATTCCATCTCGCAATACATAGAATTCCTTATTTTTTACATCAAAGTCTTTTCGTAATGTTAGCAATCCGTTATATGCATTCATATCATACATTTCAGCAACATATCCTAAAGATACTTTTAATAACTCTACTTCGTTCGTAGGTAATATTAAGGAGAAATAATTATGTAGATTATAATTGTTCAGGTTATATTTGTTAGTATTTATCTTTTTTTCAATAGCATATTTCCATAAATCATCTAGACTTTTATATTGCGATTTATAATGTTTCAATAATTGCTGCTCATTCATTAATTTGCCATCAACAAAATAATTGTTATTTTTATTAATATTTATAATTTGTTCTTGTAAATTAAAATCTTTTATTAGTTTCATAACATATTTGTGTTTCTTTCCTAATCTTCCAGCGCCTGCAGAATATTTATATCCTCTATTTTCGTGAGTATAAATACGTCCTCCTATTCTATCTGACTTTTCAAAAATAATAATATCAGACGCTTTAATGTCTTGCGATAATAGTTTATACGCCAAATATAATCCTGTTATACCTGCACCTATTATCAAATGTTTCATTATATCTTTTAATATATTATTCTAAAATTAAAAATGAGTACATAATTTTATTTTTCTTAAACTTTTATAAACTTTTTGAAATTTCTAAATTTTTTTTAATTATGTACTCATTTTTAAAAATTATCTTAAATTTATTCATTATCTAGAATATATTAACGCTACAACATTTCTTCTCATTTTCCTTTCGTAATTTTCGTCAATTTCTACCAATTTATTATCAGTGCTTCTAATATCATCGTACTCGTATGTTTTCCTATCTTTTTTAATAATTGTAGTATAATGACCTGAATGTATTGTTAAACCCTTATGTAATATTATAGAACGCAATTTCAACTCTTTTTTGTCACCTTTTATATTTATGGTATTAGGATAAATTATTTTAGTATTTAATTTGCCTTCTTCTCTTCCAGAATTACGGTATAATTCAATTATTAATACCCCATTAGTTTTTGTAATTTCATAAGTTTTTTCATAAAATTTAACAAGTTTACCATTTGAATTTCTATAATAATTATTAGCGTCTAATTCATATTTATCAATTCGTGTAGGTATTAAAGATGATATATCGAGAGTATCAACCCCCATTAGATAATAAGATGATATTTCAAATATCATGTTTTTAATGTATTTATTTGTACCATCTTTAACTTTGACATTAGTTTTAAAATTAAATATTTTATCTAGAAAGGTTATTAATTCAAATACATCTATTTGTTCTGTAAGCCAATTATCAGAATTATTAGAATTATCAAAAAATATTCTATTATTTACATTATCTTTTACAAGTTCATTATAGTATTTATCTAAATACTTTCTTATAAAAAAACAATTCTTATTTTGTATATCCTCGTTTTTATTTATATAATTATATATTTTGTGCATTTCAGTCTGTATTTTTGATGCATATCTACTTTCTAATATATTTCTAAAAAATGTATTATAAATTACTCTATTTTTAAAATGAAATAATGCTACCATAAGACTATCAATATAGCAACTATTATGTTCATTGCTAATGTTAATATTATATTTTTTTTTTAAAATTTGTTTTCCAATCTTGCCATTAATACTAACACATCTATTAGTAGGAGGATTTAATACCTTTAATGGAGGACAATCTTTCATATTATCTATTATGTTAATATATAAATAATTAAGAATTTATATATTAAAGCGATGTTTTATAAAAACGAAGAAGGATATATAGTATTATTAAAAGATGCTCTTAAAGGAGAAACAAAAAATACTAGAAATGGAGAAGTATTATCACAATTTGGACATATGATTGAATTTGATAATATATCTAAATCATTTCCTTTAATCACTACAAAAAAAGTTTTTTTTAGAGGAATAGTAGAAGAACTATTATGGTTTCTTAGAGGTTCTACTAATGCAAATGAATTGAAAGAAAAAAAAGTAAATATATGGAATGGGAATTCTTCTAGAGGATATTTAGATAGCATTGGATTAAGTAATTATACAGAGGGGGAATTAGGACCAGTTTATGGTTGGCAGTGGCGTAAATTTGGCAAACAATATATAGCATCTAAAGAACAAAAAGAAACTTGTGATATTGATAATAATTTTAATTTTATAGAAAAACCAGATTATATCAATAGAGGATATGATCAACTTAAATTTGTATTAACAGAATTATTAAAAGATAATAATAGCAGACGCGCAGTATTATCAGCGTGGAATCCGTGTGATTTAAATAAAATGGCACTACCTCCGTGTCATATTTTATATATATTTAATAAGACAAATGAAGGATTATGTTGTCATTTAACATTGAGAAGTTCAGATTTATTCTTAGGACTACCATTTAATATTGCAAGTTGTGCCTTATTAACTATTATAATAGCTCACGTATTACACATTAATGCCTCAAAAATATGCTTGTCTATATGTGATGCTCATATATATATTGAGCATATAGAACAGGTAAAAAAACAAATTGAGTTAGAGATATATAATCCACCAAAAGTAGTTATTAATAAATCTCCTCCACGCATAGATAGTTCTATAGAAGAAAAAATAGAATGGATAGAACAATTATCATATGAAGATTTTGAATTAATTAATTATAAATCTCATGATAGATTAAATGCATTAATGAAATAGTTATTTTATTTACAAATTCCCGGTAAATAATTGGCAAAGAAATAGTATAGCAGATAGAATGGTCCTAAAACAAACGCAATTATTGTAAACATAAATCGCGAAGTATCTCCATTTTGAGCACTGCAACTGTATGATAAATATGCTGCATATAAACTTAATAATATAGATAATATCTGTACGATTAATAACTCTATCATTATCTAATTATAGAGCAGATATATTTTATTATGCTTGACATATCGCCTTCCATTTATGAAATTTTTCATCATATGTGCATATAAATTTAATAAATGTCATTGCGTTTTTATCTCTAAATGCAGTTCTTAATAATTTACTATCCTTCATTGTTTGAACCAATGCAATTCCCATAGGTTTATCATTTGTGTTTTCACTTTCATATATATTATAAATATCAGGTTCTAGCGTCTTCATCAAATATAATATTTTATTCCCATTTTTATCTAATATATCTGTATTGGATGTATTAGCATTATCATTTGTTAATTCGCATATATTATTACAAATAATATTAGTTGATGTATTGATAATTTCTAGAGGAGCAATTGATGTTGAAATAATATTTTTATTTTCTTCCACATCTATAGTTTTAAATTCAGTTATATCTTTTGTTTTTCTTATAACATCAATAACACTTGTATCGTCGAAATTATATAATTTAGGTTTATATTTTAAATCATAAGGCCACATATAAATACCTCTACACGTATAATTTAGGTTATTAGAAAGTTTATGAAGTTCCTCGATAGATTCTTTATACATATTATAATAACATTTAACCTTATAATTACATACATCAATAGTGCTATCGGGTGTATATTGTTTTTCTAGTAAATTATATATAATTTCCAATCTTTGCGGAAGTGTCTTATTATTTAAATATTTACCTTCGTAACATATAATATCATTTATTAAGAAAGTCCATGAAGCGTCTTTGCATTTAACTAATTCCCCATCGAGAAGAGTATTTTTAAATAATTTTTTATCAAAGAGCCCTCTTCCAAATATAATTCGTGGTCTCTGATAACCAGGGTGTATTTTTTTGTCTATATAATACATCGTCTCAACATCCTTATATAGCGTAAAATAAAGATAATATCTATTACCATTTGAACGTAAATTCATCATATGATTTGTAGTTACAACATTAACATTTGAACTATCTAAATTATGATGATGTCTTTGCAAAATTTTAATTTTGTACAGTGTATTTAAATCGTCTAAAATACAATCTTTATGTTCATTACTTTTAATGTTCAAAGCGATTCTATTTGAAAAACTAATTATACCCTGCATTTTAATTACTATTATAATTATAAATATATATCATTTTTTTAAATATATATTACAAATAAAAAATATATAATACAGAAATATATATTATACTATACTGCAATTATTTTGATAGTAGTTTTATACATTTTTAAAATAATTTCTAATAACAATTCTCTATCATAATCTATAATATATCTATCACCATAGATCATTTTATAGACATCTCTTGCACTAAATATGTTATTATTACTAAATATTTCATGTATTTTCTCAATTTTTAAATAAGAAATAATATTGCGAATATGATTTTTTAGAGCAAAGAATGCTGTTTTATATCTATCTTTAATTTCATTTGAATGTTCTTCGACATTCTTATGAAAATATTTTAAACCCATTATTTTTTTATGCATACTTCTGTCAACATACATTTTCCTTTTAATTAACAATGCATTTATTCCATCATGAGATTTATAATTAATTAATTCTTCATTTGAATTTATAGAAACAACAACCTGTATATTATAATATATAGATTTAGAATAATCTACAATAAGTAATTGTATATCCTTAGGCATCTCATGTAAATAGTTTTCTGTAAAAACCATTCCTTGTATAAAATTTTAAATAAATTATTTACTATTCAATGCGTATAAGTAAAAAATATATTAATATTATTAATCAATTTTTATAATATTACAAATACCATTACGATTTAGAATACGTTAGAGAATACCTTGTTGAATTCGTGATAGATTGCTCCTTCTATTGCTCTATCGCGGTCTATTATAAATTCGATATAATCTGTATATACGCAAACAATATCTTCATTCGTGATAAACATATAGGCGATATAGATTAGAATAAATGATACTGTAAAAACTATATCATATGTTGTTATTTTGCGATTGATTAAGAAAACTAATGGAATTATTTTACCAAATATATTAATGATAATATAATAGGTTAAAAGAGAACGTTCGTTCAATCGCGGTATGATGATATATAGAGTATATACAAAGAATGATAACGCAATACTAATTAGTATTACAGGATTATATGAAAAAATTCCAAGAAAATATAAGATGGTATAAACAAATATCCATATAGAAAGGAATTTATCAACAGTAATTATACGCTCTTCCATTTCAGTACCTCTTATCTCTATTTTCTACAATATTATTTTATATAAAACTATATAATTATATCACTACTATATAATATAAATATGTTTGATAATCTACTATATATTTTTTCTAAAGAAAACGAAATAATTAATAATTATATTACTGATACAGAAAATATTAGAGAAGTTAAAAAATTAAAACAAGAATTAATTAAAAAAGATGCTGAAATTAAATTGCTGCAAAGAAGATACAATAAATTATTAAATAATTGTATTCAAATTGAATTAAATAAAAAAGTAAAAAGCGAACATCGCAAAATTGCGCAAACAAATAATGTAGCTTGCGAAACTGATATCCTATCTGAAGTGTCAGATATTTCATATGCATCTGACAATGTAATGGAAGAATATGAACAGATATAGAATTATAATAAATTAATACTATTGCATTTTAATAATACAAATATATGAATATATAAATATATGAATTGATAAGAATATATGCAAGAATTAATAAACTTATACGATGAATGGTTTAATAATAAAGATTGGTGGTTTTCTAAAAATAATAAAATAGATGTTTATTTATGCGATAAATATTATAAATATATAGAAATATCATATGATATTTATGATGAATATTGTAAAGATATTAATAATCACACAAATAAAGTAATAATAGCATGTATTATATTATTAGACCAAATTACAAGACATTATAAGCGTGTATATGATGATACATTAGATATTATGGAATATACTAAAAAAGCGGTAAATATTTCAAATATATTGTTATATCGTAATGATTATACTAGGTTTTCAATAGATGAACTAAGTTTTATATATTTGCCATATAGACACATGAAAGATATCGATAAAATTTACGAGATTACAAATAACTATATACTTCTATATAATCAAAGTAACAATGAAGATAAAATAAAATGCAGAAGATATATCCACGCAACTCTTAACAATATTTATAAGGATATTAATATGTTATCAATGAAAAATACAATAGCAGTTAAGAATTGGAAAGATATAAATAAAAAAATTTTAGATCCTAAATCGTTTAAAACAAATTATATATCTTCTCTTAATAACATTATTTACAACAATATGTTAGAACAAATTGAAAATATTAAAGATGATTCTACAATAATAATATCATTGTCTGGTGGTGTAGATAGTATGGTAAGTATGCATATCTGTAAATATATTAAAGATGTTAATAATAGTAAAAAAATTAAAAATATTATTGCAGTTCATATAAATTATAATAATCGCAACACATCAACAGATGAATTAAATTTCGTAAATTATTATTGTAATAAATTGGGTATAAAATTATATTTTAGAACTATAAATGAAATAAAAAGAATTGATTGTTTGCACAATGGTTTAAGAGATTTATATGAAGAAATAACAAAAAATATAAGATATGATATGTATAGACAGAATATTAAAAATGATAGAACCTATGTTTTACTAGGACATAATAAGGATGATTGTTTTGAAAATATTTTAACTAATATATCTAATAAAAGTAACTATGATAATTTATCTGGTATGCAAATATTAAAAGAAATTGAAGAAATTATGATGTGGCGTCCATTTCTTAACATAGAAAAAAAGTATATTATTGAATATGCAAATACAAATAAAATTCCATATCTTTATGATAGTACACCCGAATGGTCTGTAAGAGGTAAAATTAGAGATAAGATAAAACCTGCTTTTCTAAAATTAAAAAATAATGAAGACATAGAAGAATATAGTATAATAGATGCTTTCTTTGATTTAAAAGAATATATTTCAAATACGCAAAATATTTTTAACGAATTAATAATAAATAATTTAACTTCTAAATTAGATTATAATAATATTAATAAAGAATACACCGGGCTTTATAACAAAAAAGAATTACAATCTTTAAAATATTTACCTATCTGCGAACTATTTTTCAAAAAAATAAAAGTAAAATGCTCATATAAAGCCCTTAAAGATTTTTCAAAATATATATCTAATTACAAAGACCGCTCATTTGTATTGAGCAAAACATGTATAATAAATATAAAAACTGATAATAATTATAATAATTGTATTATAATAATTAGAATATGATTGGATACTTTTATTTTATAAAAGATAAATACAAAAAAATTTTAAATGTAAATGACAAAAAAGAAATAGAACTAAATGAAATAAAAATTATTAGCGAAGAAAATGAGAATTTACTTGATAAAAAGAAGAATGATGTTATTGATATACGTGTAATATATAAAAAACTATTGAACTATATATTTTAAGTGCTATTCGTATATAGATTGTAATATAGCGGTATCTTTCCGTCAAAGGGATGATATAAACTGCGAAATTGATTTATAATCGATGAAATAGTGTTTATTCTGTTATTTTTTATTTCAAAAATTTTATATTTGAAAATATCATATGTATCGTTTATATGAATAGGATTGAAATAATTTTTATTTTTAATTAACATATTAGATTTTACAAATGGAATAGAAGAAAATGCGATTGTTACTGATAGTATAGAAAGAATAGTAATAATAACACTAGTATATCTAACCATTTAAATTATTTAATTATATATATACTATAATCTTTATATTACTTCATATATCTTTTCTGTTAGTGTAATTTATTTTTCTTGTTCTCTTTCTGATAATTTGAGTGATTTATTATCTAGTAATGCATAAATAGGTATATTTGCAATTGGTAGGTCTGATTTTTGTTTTTTTAAAGAGTAATCATATATTTGATCATTTTCTTCTCCTTTTGCATTCTGTTCAGATATTTTTGACGTGTATACTTGCTCTAATTCTTTATCAAATCTATTATTTTTTAGATAAGGTCTTATTAATTCAACATCAAAACTTTCGTTATCTGTTTTGTAAGATTTATCATATAATAATATAGTATCCTTATTTGTACATTCAATATCATTTTTATTTCTTATAACTTTATAATCTTCTTCGTATAAATTCACAAGTTTTGGGGGCGCAACATCATTGCCTCTATTAGAATCTAATCTTTTATTTATTAATGCGGGAGTTGTATATGATTCATTTTTTCGACTATTTATATCAGAAACTAGATTATTTGCATAAGATTTACTATTAGAAAGTAATAGTTGATTATTCATATAAGTGTTATAGTAATATTTAGCATAATATCCAACCGCTAATAAGAGTAATACTATTAATATTATCCATAATATATCTTCAAAATAATTGTATTCATCTTCTTTTTTCATAATATACTTTGCTTTCCTTTATTACTATATTACATTAATATTTTAATCATCGTCATTAATAAACATTAGTTTTTTTATTTTTTTACTTTCATCTGTACATTCATTTTCAAAATTTTCTTTTACACATTCTATTTTTTCATTGTCTTGATAATAAGAAACCTTATATTTATTATTATTATAAAATTTTAATCTTGTATTATTTTTTCTATGAAAAACTGAAAATTCGTCTGCAATATCTATACATAATGGAATATATTTCCTATTTTCTGGTCTTTCTCTGAGAATTCTTCCAATGGATTGTTGAATATCTGAAATAGGAGATGCCATAATCAATGTATTTAAAGAAGGAACATTAAACCCTTCTGATGCTAACTGAAATGTTGCCAAAATAATTTGTTTTTCTGAAGAAATATTTAATTGATCTTGTTTCATTCCTCCAACATAATATCCATAATCTTTATTTGCAATATTATGTTCTATAATAAGGTCTTCGATAGACTTTAATTGAGCTCTTCTTTCACTCAAAATTAATACCCTTCTATCTGGTTCCTCTTTCAATATATTAATCAATATAGATATAATATATTCAGTTCGAGGATTAAATGAGCATATATTATTAATCATCGCAGCAATATTTTCTTTACCATTCCACATTTTCTTAACACTCGAGTATTCAATATTAGGGACATAATATTTATGAATATTAACATCAACATCAGTATATTCTTTATTTTTAATTGAATACACTGAACATCCAATATAGTATTCGAAAACTTTGCGCATTCCGTCTTTACGATTTAAAGTAGCAGATAAACCGAGAATGATAGGAGTATTAAGTTTTTTAAATGCTCTGCAAAAAACTTGCGCACCTGTATGATGAACCTCGTCTATAATAACAAAACCGATATCTTCAAAAATTTTAACATCATAATCTCTCATTGCGAGAGATTGTAAAGATGCAATAATAAAATCTTTATTTTCTGTATCTACTTTGTTCTGCTTTATAATTCCTATTTTTGCTGCAGGTGCAAATTCTTTAACTGTATCTATAAATTGTTGATTTAAAAAGTCTTTGTGACTAATAAACATCGTCTTTTTTTTTATTTGACATGCAATATATAAACTCATAATAGTTTTGCCAAAACCACAAGGAACAGAAATAATACCTCCCATTTTTAAAGGATTGTATGCAGCTTCTAGAAAGTTTTTAACAGGTTCTACTTGTGCTTCTCTTAATTTACCAATAAAACCAACTGAAATATCTGCTCCACCTGTTAATTTGCAAATCTTAGGAAGACCAAAATTTGTTAAACCATAATATCTAGGTATATATATTCTATTTTCAGTTTCTCTATATAATTCAAATATAGGATCTGGTTCATTATTTTTTATACCCATATCAAAATTTACTTGCGGTTTCATAGTTAGTTCTTTCTTAATTTTTTCAATTTGCTTTGTATCCAAAGATGTTTTAGAAATACTATATCCATTTATCGATAACATATAATTTATTATTAGTATACATATTATAATACATATCATTTTTTTATATGAATTATAATAGAATATAAATATAAATGATTCTTAACTCTTTAAGATTATTAGCATTTATTATTTTATTTGCAATAATAATTATTAAAGATATACCTTTTAAAAAAATATTTAAAGATGCAATGATCCAATTATATATTGCTATTTTTTGTATAGCGGTTTTAATTATAGTAGATAATATAACAGGTTTTATATTAACTTTAGGTGTTCTCATAATATATTTTAGAGTTTATAGTGAAGAAATAAAGAAAAAAAATGAATTAGAAAAAAATAATGAAAGTTCTCCTAACAAACACGATAAACCTGATAATAATTATCAAAAAGAACAAATAGAACATAAAGAACAAATAGAACATAAAGAACATAAAGAACATAAAGAACATAATAACACATGCGATAAATGTACATTAGATATTCCTAAGAAAAAAAATATATTTAATGAAAAAGATAATGATAGTGGATATGTCCCATATATTTCTGAAGAACATTTATTAGCAGCTCAAACAAATATAATAGACACTAATAACTATCATTTAAATATTGATACTGAAGACTTGCATAAACTTGAAATTAAAAGAGGACCGTTATATAAAATTCAAGGACTTCCTGATATTAATGATTTAAACGGAGAAATTAATCATATTAGAGGATATGATATTTCTAATGAATATCTAGGTAGTTTATCATATGATATTTTATAATTTACACTATATTTCTTTTATTTGGAGGAACATATGTAATATTTAAGAATTTAAATATATCTTCTTCAGAATTAATTATATTGCTCGTATCTATAATCTTTTTATCTTTTCCTTTTAGTCCATATTCTGATAATGAATAACCTTTTTCCAATGCTATTTTTCTCATATAAATATTAAAAGTATACGAACCGGTAAAATATAACAATGCAAAATAATAGTAAGAAGGATCCGCTATTAATATATCTATTCTTCTTGCTGGTAATTCAGGAGACAATTTGCACAATCCCATAAATTTGCTTTTTCCACTCGCTAAAGTCTCTATAATATATCCAGAATCAACTAGATTAGTTATTATTTTTTTTAAATTTAAATCATCGCTGTTTTTGATTAGAATATCAATATCTCCCATATCTTTATTTTTTCTTCTATAACTACCGACTAATTCAAACTCGATATTATCATTTGTTTTTTTAAATATTTTATCAATAATTTTATAATGTTTTTTTCCTTCACTCATAGGAATACGTAATTCCATATCTTTATAATAATCTAAACCTATTTTTTGCTTATCATTTAATAATTCATCTCTTCTTTCGTATAATTCTTCAAATGAACTAATTTTATCCATAAGTTCATTAATTTTTACGGGACCAACTCCGTATAATTTACCCAATTGTTTTTGTAAAGAAAATCGCGGATCCTTTAAAGCATTTTCTACAGCACTCATTTTTCCAGTTTCAATTAATTCTTTTATTTTTGTAGCAATTTTATCACCTATACCGTTTATATTTTTGATATCATCAGTATTGCTTATAGCACCTTCTGTTAATTCTATAGAATCAATTACCTTATTGTATGCTCTCATTTTAAAAGGTTCTTTGTTTAATTTTTCGTAATCTGATAATATCTTTAAATTATCAATAATAAGTTGTTTATAATTATTGTACGTTTTCCCTTTTGTTTTATCAGTATTCGTTACATCTTCGCTTTTTGTTTTTTTAGGAGGCATCCCACCCTTCACGTCCTTAGTGTCCTTTGTGTCCTTAGTGTCCTTTGCGTCTTTAGTGTTCATTCTATTATATCTAATAGATTTATTAGTTTTTATTTGTTCTGGATGTAAATGTTTGAAAATATCTATGTCTAATAAAATAGTAGATATGGTATCATTTTTATATATTTTTTTGCATTTTTTTATAATTATTTTCTTATTATAATTATATATATTATTTAATTCACCTCTTGTTGTTATTATACTTTTTAAGTTACTATATTGCAATGCTAATTTCTTAATATTTTTATCATATTCTTCTTTGCTTATTTTATTTTCTATATTTTGTATAACAATACTTAATAAGGTATTAAAATATACAGAAAAGATATAAGATATTATGTTATTTAAATATGTTTTATTAAAATTTGTACTATTGGTATAATTTTTAGAATTTAATAATTGTTTAAAATATTCTTCAATAATGTTATTATTTATTGCTGAAAAAATATTTATTTCTAAATTATCGTATTTTGTAATATTTATAGGTAATACTAAATAATAATTATCTAACCTTCTATCAGTAAATTTCAACTTATTTATATTTGTTTCCATAATAAATTTGTTAGTTAACAAAATATTTTTTTCTATATTAGGATTTTCTATAAGACCTAAAATATTCAAATGTGTATACGAAGAATAAGCTTTTATAGAAAAAATTATATATAAATTATATTTTAATATCATCTCATTAAAATCTGTTTGAATTATTATCAAATCGCTAATGATTTTATCTATATTTTTTTTCTCTAAAATTTTAAAAAAATTTTTAATATACGTATTATGTCTTATAATATATTCATTATAATATTTAATACTTAGATTAAGAAATTTTTTATAATCTTTAGCGGCATTGATAGAACATAATAAGTTATTTATTGTATATAATTCATAATGCTTTGCAATATTATTAAAACTATAAGGATCGCTATCATCTTCGGCATTATAATTTATATTTTTTATAAGATTTTCGAGTTTGTTTTTAGCATTTGAATGAAGTAAAATAGGATGAATATTAATATCATAATGTGTTTTAAATGCAGTTAATAATTTTACAACTGCGTTTAAAGACATATTTATATAAGTTTCTAATATTTTCTTATCGCCGTTATTTTTTTGAATACAAGATATATTTTTACCATCTTCCGTTTTTTTAATAAATACTAAATCAGTAATACTAGAAACATAATTCTTATCACTTAATAATATTAACAAATTGTTAAAATAACTATCTGGGTTGGAATTATTAGATATATTTAAATAAGCATGATTATTTCTAGTCGTACTAATATTATAAGCATTGCATATATTTAAATCTTCTAATACTACTGATTTATCAAAGATATCTTTGCTATATTCTCTTGATTCTCTTGATTCTCTTGATTCTCTTGGTTCTCTTGATTCTCTGGATTCTTCGGGTTCTCTTGATTCTCTGGATTTTTTGGATTCTTCGATTTCTCTCGATTCTCTTGATTTTTTGGATTCTTCGGGTTTACTGTATAGACCATAGTTGATATTTTCATCTACTTCGTGAATATCGTCAAATTTTGTTTTTTTATCAGTATTATATTTTTTTTGACTAGGTATTATTGGTATATTTATACCATTTGATTGATAAGACATATTTGTTATATTTTTTAAAATACGTGGTGCTAAATTCGTACTTCTTGTATTTTCTATATTACTATTGCTTTTTCCACCGCCTTCTTTTAAATATATACTCGCATCTTTGCTTTCGCTTGTAATTCCATAAGTATGAGAAGACCTTCTTTTTTTAGAATTATAACATTCTAAAGTAATGTGAGGTATTCCATAATAATTTCTGTTATTATTAATATTACTTATAGAACCATCATACTCTCCAAAATCTTTACATTTATTAGGCTCCGTATCAAATGATATATTATGAGGTGTTAAACGCATACTAAAATGAAAAGGAAGCATAATCTCTTTATCAGTACCTTTTTCAATTAAATAAAATTCAATAACAAACATAGATGTTTTATTTAAATTAATTTTCATTTTTAATACAGGTAATAATTCTCTTACAAGTTCTTGTATGTTTTCAAAATTATTAGAATTTATGATATGTATTCTTTCATTTTTTATAAATTCATTCATTTCTTTATCATCTGTATAACCACAATTATATCCTGCTATTAATAAATCCTTTAAAAATCCTGCTTTTTCTTCTGATGTAAAATAATCATTATCATTAACCATATTAAATTTATCATAAGTGCTCTTTTGAGAAGAATATATAACAGACGAAATACAAATTAACATATTTTTAATTTTCATAGAATGACTTATAAAATCCGCGTTATTATAATGATTAAATAATGCTGTATTATTAATAGTTCCTTGTGCCATTCTATTATTTTAAATATATATTAGTTTCTCAATATATATTTATAATCTGTTGTAATAAAACCATTAAATGATGAACTTGCAGCAGTTGTATATGCACCAAAATTTTCTACATATACCCATTCGCCAACTACTAATTCGGGAAGCATTATCTCATTTGCTATTAAATCCATGCTATCGCAAGTAGGACCAAATATTTTACTTTTATATAATACTTTTTCATTACGTTCGTTAAAAGGTTGTATTACAGGATTATTATGGTCAAAATATATACAATTAAATGACCCATATACACCATCATTTAGATAGTATATAATAATCTCCTCAGATTTTCCAGTATCTTTGTTAATATATTGTTCGCGTTTTTTACCAATTACATTTAATACTAATATGTGTGATTTTTCTACAAAATATCTCCCAGGTTCTGCTATAAACTTTATAACATCTTCATCTATCTCTTTACTAAAAAAATCTCTTTGTGCTTTATTTATAGTTTCTGCTATTTGCTCTATATTTATATTATTATCGGAATAAATACCAGGAAAACCACCGCCAATATCGATTATATTAATATTTATATTATTATTAACTGCAATATCATATGCTTCTCTACACGCTTTGATTGCATTATAATAATTATCTAAACTTCTGCAACCACTACCAACGTGAAAACTAAAACCTACGAGATTTAATTTTAATGTATTCATTAAAGTAAACAGTTTCTCTACATTTTCTAATTTACATCCAAATTTAGAATTAAATTGACATATACTATTTGTATCATCTACCGCTAATCTTAGTAATAACTTAGAATATGGATGATATAATTTAATTTTATATAGTTCTTCTTCGCAATCAAAAGTCATCATATCTACATCATTTGCTCTTGCGTATTTTATTTGCGAAGACATTTTACAAGGATTTGCAAAAATTATTTTATCAGGATCATTTGTATATTCTATTACTGATTTAATCTCATTTTCTGAAGCGCAATCAAAATATGTTCCTAGACAAGATAATAAATCTAATATAACTGGGTTTGGATTACATTTTACTGCATAATATGGTTTAATATTTGGAAAATTAGTAACCCATTTTTCATATAATTTTATAATTTCGCCTAAATCTATTATATAAAATGGTTGTTCGCTTTGATTATTTTTAAGAAAGTCATTTATTATATCATACGTTGTATATTCAATGCTAAATAATTTAACATTATATTTTTCTAGAAGTTGATTATTGAAACTCATTTATATAGATTGTTAATTTGTTCAATTGTTTATATATTATAAATGTCAAATTTTTTCCAGAAATTCTCTGCTGTGATAAATAGCATACCCATTCTTATAGCGGTAGTTTCGTCAGTTTTACTATCACCTACAAATATACATTTTGTAGGATTTAATTTTAGAGTTTCAACAAAATTAATAACTTGACCTACTTGCGGTTTTCTACAATAGCATGTTATTGGTGCTGGATTGTGAGGACAATAAGATATAGGGAAGTCTTTTTCTGCAATTCCTAGCATTTCTCTTGTTTTATTCATACATACAATAACTTGTTCTTCAGTAACAGTTCCTCTAGAAATACCAGATTGATTACTTATACCTATTAATTTATAGTGTTTTTGAATTTCTTTTAATTTTGCTTTCTGTTCATCTAGAGATATGAATTTTACAGGTTTTACTTCATTTTGTATAGTTGGATATTTGTATTGTAAATCTTCTGTATGTCTCAACGTACCATCTATATCAAAAAATATTGCTTTATTTCTATATTTACGCCCATCCCATTTAATTGGTTTTGCTTTTATTGTCACAATTTTTATAAATCCCTCTTCTATTTTAGGAATTTCTATTTTTTTTCGTGCAGAAAATAAAGTAGCGGGTGGAAATACATTAGGATCTTTTGCAGCATCTGTATTTTTTTCTGCCTTGCCCGTCATATATATATGTTTATATCTTTCGAACATACGATGAAGTGTTTTTATCTGACTATCTTCTATTGTATTTATAATGTAATGTGCTTCTATAGCAATATTTAAATTATTTGCTAGTTCAATAAAAGGTTTTCTAGCATCTTTTGTAATATTTGTATTATCAATAATTACTGTAGATTTTTTCTTTGATTCCAAAATTTCTTTCAATTTAGGTAAAATATCTGTTATTATACCACCAGTTATATCTCTAGATAATATAATTCCGTTTTTATGATATTTAGATAAAAGTTTTTTAGCATAAGTTGATTTACCTGAAGAAGGAAATCCCACAATTACTATAATTTTTTTACCTTTCATAAAATATTATATCTAATTATAATATATAATTATAATATATAATTTTTATTATAATATCAATTTTTTAAATGTTCTGTTTTTTTTATATATTTGAAAAAAATGATAATACTATATACTTATATTAAGTTGTCCAAATTGACCAATACCAAACAAAGCGATTTCAAGAACAATATAGATAATTATGTTTAAGCATAATTATTTGGAAGAGATACCTGCAGATGTTATTGATATTATTGATAAATACACTAGCGAAGTCGATTATAACATTTATGTAAAAACATATAGAGATTACTTTACATGGAGAGTAAACAATTTTATAGACGACAGAATGCATAAGATTATATGCAGATTTAATTATGCATTTAAAGCTGGAGAAAATTCTAAGGATTTTCTCAATCGTGATATTATAGCAAATAAAAAACTTGAAGAGCATATTATTACGATGATAAAATATATGAAATTACCAAAGATCAAAAAAATTTTAAGAAAAAACTTTATATATAATGCTAAAAAGGTTTACGAACGCAATAATCCTAATTGTAAAAAAAATATTGATTGTTATGAAAGAGAATTGTTAGCAGAATATATTATATCTGGTTATTATGTTTCTGTATGTGTTAGAAAAATCCAAAGTGCATAATTAGATTAAGTAAAATGATTTACGGGTATACATCTGTACTTCTATCATATTCTTGACCATCATCACCTCCTCTTTTTTTACCTTTTTTTTGTTTTCTAAAAGATAAAGAATTTAATAATTTTTTGAAAGGATTAGGACTTACCTTTTTTACCTTCTTTACCTTCTTTACTTTATTTACTTTTCTTTTCTTTCCACCAGTAGTTGGGGTTTTTAACATTTCTTGCGCTTTTGAAACAGCATCATCAAAATAATTATTGTAATAATACCCGCCAGCTTGCGCGCGTTGTCCAGCATGTTCCATATGTACAGGTGGTTCTACTTTTTCCACAGGAGGAGCAGGAGATATAGGTTCTTTTTCTTTTTTTTTATCTACTTCAAAGAAAAAACCTCCTTTTCTCATTTTAGATTTAGTTGATTTTTTAGCAACTTTCGATTTTTTAGCAACTTTTGATAAAAGAGCTTTTTTAGCAGCCATTTTTTCAACTTTTTTAAGATAGGCAGATAATAATACCATTTCACCTTTACTCTTTACATATTCTCTTGTACCCTTTGGTTTTGCATATATAACTTTTTTTTTATCGTTTATAAAAACAGTTCTCACTTTTTTATAATTCATTCAATTCTTCTTCTATAAAATAAAGAAGAAAATAAATATTTTTCATATTTTTAAATATATAAAATAAATAATTATAATAATAGATTAGAATAAAAAAAATACTATGATAGAAAAATGTGCTATTAGTAATATAAATAATAATATGCAATTTATAGGATTAATAATTCTACTATTAATATTATGCATAGTATTATTATATTATATTAAAATTAGCAGCAAAACGCATAATGAAATTATAGAAAAATATAATAATGGAAGCATTCCAAGTTCTGTAAATAAATCACCTTATTTAAATACAAGTGGAAGAAGTCCAGAATTACAAAATACATCAGATGGGCATAAAGATGCAAGATATCCTACTTCAAATAATGCAAAAATATCTACAGCAACACTTAGACCCTGTCAAATTCATTTCAATGATGATGGAACAAGTAAATATATATACGAAGATGAATGGAAAGAGTTTAATACATTAATAAGCGACGAAGATGGTACAGTTTATAATGTGCCTTATAAAAAATTCAGTAATGATAATAATAATGTAAAAGATTTTATAAATTTTAATGAAACTACAAAATGTTTTAAAAAAAAAGATTCCTTTAATGATTCTTTAAATACATATAATTATAAATCAAATGATTTAATTAAATATAGATTAGATACATATATCGAAATAAACGTTGAGGAAAATAATAAATATGATAAAAAACTATTTATGCAAATGAATTTTGATAAGCACCCAAGTAATGTTCATCCTGGTAAATATAAAGAAAATGTTCTCGACTCTATATGTTCATATAATTATAATAAAGATTTGACATTAGGTAACATCAAATTATATAGAATAAAAATAGTTCCAAAAACAGGAATAACCGAAAATATAAATGATTCTTTAATTACAAGTATAGATTATGTTACTATAAAACCAGTAAATAATTCAGAATTTATTATTTCTAGCGAAAATGAAACTAAAAATGAATTACCTGAATTATTGGTGTCTAATTCAACATTTTATAATATAGAAAATAATGGAGATATTAGATACGAAATTAGAAAAAATCAACCATATGGAGACGCTATAAACGGTATTAATGTTAAAGTATATAAATTTAATCGTAATTTAGATTGTGATGATAATGCAATAAAATCATATGAAACTACAGATATGCGTTTTAAATCGGAAGAATTAATTAGTGTAACAAATTATATTTCTGAAATTATAAACAATGGTAATCCATTTCCTTCAGATATTCATATTTCTAATATACAAGATATTATAGATAAGGATGAATTATCTGGAAAGGTAATTAATGGAATAAGTAGAGAAGTTATTACAAATTCATTAAATTTAGTAATTAAAAAAAGTTATGAAACTAAAGATGAATTTTTACAAGCAATTTATTATTTTATATGTAAATTAATTGTTTATTCTAATCAACAAATTGTAACTGATGTTATAACATTAATAAATAATAATGCAATACAAACCTCTATAAAAAAAATATTTGTAGATAGTTTTGATACTTTTTCAAAGTTTATTACTTTATATCAAGCAAATACATTTGATGATATTAGAAAAAAACAAATATTTACTGAAATAGCAAATGATAAATTTATATTAAACAATGCAATATTTTCATATAATTATGAATCTGTACAAATAGTAAAATTTAATAAAATTCCATTTGATTTAGAAAATGTTTATGAGGTTAAAATATATACTATAGATTCCATAGATAAAACATTAACATTACCAGAAGATACTTTTTGCGATATATTACTTGTTGGAGGTGGCGGAGGCGGAGGTAAAAATGCAGCATGTGAAGGCGGAGGAGGGGGTGGAGGTGGAACAGTTATTCATTTAACAAATTTTAAATTAAGATCAAATACAACTTATAAATTTGAAATAGGTAGGGGCGGAGACAAAGCATCTGGCGCGCATAACAATACTATATATGGAGGAAATGGAGGTAATACTAAAATTTCTACATTTAATAATACAGAATATATAATAGCAAAAGGAGGTGGTGGAGGAGGTCCTGGTACTCCAGAAAAAGGTTCGTGGGCTGTTAATAATACAAATAATGGCGGTTCGGGAGGAGGTGGTTCTTCATTTGGTGGTGGGGGAGGAGGAGGGTTTTTTGCTGGAATAGAACATAATATTGGCAATTTGTTAAGTTATAAACAATATGGAAATAATGGTGGAAATGCAAATAATGCAGGAGGAGGCGGTGGAGGAGGAGGCGCTGGTAGTTCCGGTGGAAGTCCAAATGGAAATAATGGAGGAAATGGTGGAGATGGTATTAATATACCTTTTATTGATGATAATTATTATGGTGCTGGAGGAGGTGGAAGTACAGGTAATAGTTGCCAAGGTGATTGGGCGGCACGTACAGGATTTAATGCTGGAACAGGAGGTAAAGGAGGTGGTGGTAACGGAGGAAGACGAGCAGACACAATTGGTATTGACGGAAAACAACATACTGGTAGTGGTGGAGGTGGGGCTTCTTATACAGAAGCCGGAAACGGAGGATCTGGTATTATTATAATAAAATATCTTAAAAGACCTACTGTTGTTAATGATAGTAGAGGAGAATTAACAATAAATCCTGTAAAATCTAATATTTTTAAAGACGGTCTTTATTTTAAAATTTTTGATGGATATTATGGTTCTGTAGATTGGCCTGTTGGTTGGCATCATAGTAATGCTCCTGATAATTTAAATTATACTAAAGACGGAAATGGAAAACCAAAAACATCTAATAGATCTGGTAATAACAATATTAGTTCAGGAATTGTTACTAATATTTTAAATCTGGTGGATGGTACTAATAATGCTATTGGTGCAGAAAATACTAACAATTGGGAACGTTATACTGTCGAATGGCAAGGATATTTTTATGCTCAAAAAACAGGAACTTATCATTTTCATACAGCGAGTGATGATGCGTCGCATTTATGGATAGGAGATGGTGCATATACTTTAGATAAAAATAGTATTACAGTAAATAATGGTGGTTTGCATGGTAGACATGGAGTTACAGGTTCGATATATTTAAACGAAGGTATTTATTATCCTATGAGAATATTATTTGGTGAGAACGGTGGTGGAGATAATATGACAGTATATTTTCATCCTCCAGGAGATACATGGATTACAAATGGTTATGGTTGGTATTATCACATACCTGAAAGTAAAGATATAACTTCTGATTATATTGTTAATTTCAATTTAAAGGATACATTATTTCCAAAATTAATTATAAAAGATAGAGACACTAATATAAAAATTAATGATAACTTTAGTTTAAAATTACTTAAAGAAGCTAAATATTTAATATCTTCGTTTTTGAATAAAATACATATATTTCAAGAAGATATTAATTATATTAAAGAATTTAAACATAGTGGCAATAATGAAAATCAAACAACACATTCTATACAATTTGAAAAAGATGCTATTTGTGATATATTAATAGTTGCTGGAGGAGGAGGAGGTGGTATGGATATGGGAGGTGGAGGTGGTGGAGGAGGAGTAATTGAATTAACTAATTTTACTGTTAAAGCAGGAACTTACAATATTACAGTAGGAAAAGGAGGAAACGGCGCTCCTGCAGGAGGTACAAATAAACAACCAACTCGACATGAGTTTAATATTGGTGCAACTCAGGGTTTTAACTCTTCTTTTGGTATATATACAGCAGTTGGGGGTGGATATGGTGGTTCAAGTTATCAAGATCATTATTTAAAAGGGCAAGGTGGAAATGGAGGTTCTGGTGGTGGAAGTTCTGGATATTGTTATAATGAAAATTCAAGTAGAGCAGGTCAAGGAACCGCAGGACAGGGAAATCGCGGTGGTTATAGTGCAGGCGCATGGTATGGTGCAGGCGGAGGAGGGGCAGGAGAAGTAGGAGGGGGTCCTTCAACGCAAGCAGGGGGGGCACGAGGAGGTAATGGGAAATTATCAAATATTTTAGGTACACAATACTATTGGGGGGGAGGAGGAGGAGGTTCATCTTATTCTACATCAGGAGGTGACGGGGGATTGGGAGGCGGGGGAGGGGGTGCTGTTGGAACTACAAAAGGAGGATTAGGATACAATAATGGTTCTCCTGGAGGGGGTGGAGTACCAGGAACATTAACAAATTCGCCAGGAGGTAATGGTGGTCCGCATACAGGAGGGGGAGGTGGAGGCGGTTCTCATTATAATATGAATAATAAAGGTGGTGATGGTGGTTCTGGTATTGTAATTATTAAATTAAAAGGGTATACTGTTTATGAAACTAGAAATGATAATATAAAAATAACATATGATATTGATGATGATTCTGCTATAAATTTGAAAAATGCTCAAGATAATAAAAAACTTATTATAAATACAAATAATTATATAGAACAAATTAACCCGAATGTTTATAAAATAGGTACAAAAATAGAAGAAGAACATTATAAGAAATTTTTAATTATAATACATTCATTGACTGTAGGAAATATAACTTTTGAAAAAGGTAGAAATTCAGGAATTATATCTACAAATGATTACGAGATTACAGTAGTTACAGATAATAGTTCAGATATTAAAATTACTAATATTTCAGTTATATTTTATAAAAATGTTATCGGTGATATTTATATGAAATTATCAGGGTATTCAAATGTATTTATATATAATACTAATAATGATCCTAATAAAGATTTAACTAAACCTACAATAGATATATCTCGAGATTTTAGAGATTATTTAGCGGTAAAAATTCCATCTAAGGATAGTAATATAAATACAATTTTTGGTTTAGATACATATAATAGAGATGTTCAAACAAAAATTAATAATCGCACAAGTGTTACTATAAATGCGAATGGTTCTTTGCAAATAAGTGGTATTAAAAATGATAGTACAAAAGATAAGTTAGAAAAATTACAAAATATTTATAATAATGTTAAAAATTTTGACGCTCAAAGTAGTTCTAGAAGACCAACAATTACAGTTGATAATACCAAAAAAATTATAGATATTATGCCAACTTTTAATACTAATATTGTTTCTTATGAAAATCCAACAGACAAACATCCAAATACTTACGGTTCTACATATAATATTCAAGATGTTTCAAATAACTATATTTATTTTAGATATCCCAATCAATAAATATATACATATTAAGTAGTAATAGAAGTAAAAATGAATGGAGGTAAAATGAAAGTTGTTAAAACATCAAATTTAATTAAAACAAAAAGTATAAGTTCAAAAACAAATAAAACGAATACATTAAAATCTCCTCATAGTGGCGTAATGTTTTTAAAAGGTCTTAAAACATCATTTGAAATAATGAAAGAAGAAAAAAAGGGTTTTAAAAAAGGTATTGTAAAATTGAAAAATAAGGCAAACCCAAATATGTTTGATGATTTTGTTAATAAATTATTAAAAAATAATAAAAATAAACCATTTAATTTTGTTTCAGCGCCATCAAAATTATAGAGTAATATAAATAATATTTTTTTTCCGTATTTTATATTCATAATATATATATAGAATAATGAAAAAAAATAAGATAGTATTACCTAAATCAAATACTAACGACAAGATAGATACATTTTTTTCATCAAGATTTATACATTTTGATGATGAAAAAAATGGAATATTAAATATTGTAAAAATTAAACATAATTATACTGATTTACATTCTACTGGTAAAGTAAAGACTAAAACCTCTTCTGGTAAAGTAAAGACTAAAACCTCTTCTGGTAAAGTAAAGACTAAAACCTCTTCAGGTAAAGTAAAGACTAAAACCTCTTCTGGTAAAGTAAAGACTAAAACCTCTTCTGGTAAAATAAAGACTAAAAGTAAAAGATATTATTAGATAAATATATTCTAATATATTAGATATATGGCTTCTCTAAATTTAACGAAAAGCGAAACAAATATAAACAAACAACTCGATGATTTATATGCACAAAATAAGGAAAAAATAATTGAATGGCTTGACAAAATTAAAGTTTATGATTTTTCTAAAGATAATAAATTACCTGGTTTACTTAATAAAAATAAAATACAAATTAATACTGAAAAAGCAAATGGTATTTATAATTTAATTTTAAAATGGATTAAAAATAATATGCATAAATTCCCTAACTATGATTTTACAAAAATTCCAAGAAGTAGTTTTATATCTTTAACACAGAATAGCAAGAGTCCTTCGTCGCAAATTAAGAAATTCAGTACAGTCGCCGATGTAGAAATGTGGTGTCGTAATTCAAAAATACACCCTATTAAAAATACTCCTATGCTTACTTTGAATATGGAATATTATAAAATATATGATAAAGCATTTTTGATATTAAAAAAAAATAAGGTTCCGTATGATTATATGAAAACTATTCTACCTAAAGATTATGTTTTATTTGGTTCTATAGATATACTTTATTATTTATGCATAAATAAAACCTATGAAAATATTATTTGTGAAGTATATAAATTTAATAAATTAGAACTTGGAGTATGCAAAATACTTACTGAATTATTCAGAACTAAATTAATATCTTCTATAAGAGGATATATTACTCTAATTGGAGAAAATTCAAATATGGCAAAAAATGAGATTGGATTATTAAAAAGATCTTTTTTTGGAAGGGCTTATAATACTATTATTGACTTTGTAGATTCGTTAGTTTTTAAATTGAAAATATCATTTTTTGGTAACAATTATATGAATATTTTAGATTATTCAGATAAAATTAAAAAATTAAAAGAAGATAATTATATAATTTGCTATTTCATAGATTTCTTGGATAATAATAAATTTAGCGACGGAACAAATATAATAGATTATTTAAATATAGAATATGCTAAACCTAATTTGCCTTCCGATGATTGGATTATGAATATTATGAAAATTTACAATAGTTATAAAGCTATTTATAATGATATTAATGATTGCTTTAATCCAGCTACAGGTATAATAGAAAATTACGAAGATAAGAAACTCCTCCCTATAAAAGATCCATTAGATGAATTTTTTGAAGAATTTGAGAAAAAATTAGAAGAAATTAAAAAACCTATATATTCACAATTAATTGATTTAACAACTTTTAAGCCTAAAGAGAATTTAAAGTATTTAAATGATGCCCAATATGCAGAATTTAAAAAAGAAAGAGATAGATATGATACATTATGGAAAAAATATCAGGAAACACTAACAACGTATGATAGAACAATACATGGTAGTAGCCCTAAACCTCCAGTAAAACCCACAATAACTCTTCCTTGGGGAAAAGTACATACTATAGCTAGAGAAATAGATCCTATACACATAAAAGACGAAGTTATAGAAAAATTTAGAGAAGAATATGCTAGAGTAGAACCTATAATAGATGAATATAACATTCTTAAAAACATGTCATATAAGGAATTAAAAAGACGCATGGGAAATTCTCCAACAAGTGCTGAAATGCGATTAATTGACGATAATCAATTACTTCGTATGACTAAGGAAGAAATAGTAGATAATGTTTTATATGATTATTCAGGATTAGCTGATAAATGTAGTGAAAGTATAGATATATTAACAAACGAAGAATTAGATGATGAAAATTATCCTTTAGCGAAATTACAACTTATGGTAAGATTTAAGGTTTATATTCCAGGGACAACAAAATATAGAACAGAATGTATATATGCACCAAAACTCTATAATTATTTAATAAAATGTATAAATAATAAAGAGTATTTTGTAAATCCTGTAACTAAAACCAGATATACAGAAGAACATATTGAAGAATTAATGAAGGTAATGAGAATAGTAGATCCAAAAATAGAGAGACCTGTATTCGTAAAACATAGAAATGATAGATTATTAAAATTAGAATATAAAGTTGAAACAATTAATTATAATAGCTTACACAATAGTTTTGGAAATATTAATTCTATAACATATTATAAATTATATCTGTCCCGTACTTTAGGCGGTGTAGAATATAATATATATAACTTATGTACTATACCTGCTATTATTGAAATAGATGGAGAATTTGCATCTGGTTCGGCTGATATAACATCAAGTACTATGTTATTTAGAATATATAAATTATTCAATGATGGAATGTTATTATATAACTATGTTCCTCCATATCATTATGTATCAGCAACACAAAATCTAAATCACGTTTTTGTTAAAATATTTATTCATTTTAATAGCTTCAGAACACGTAAACAATGGATTAAAGATGATACAACAAAAGAACAATTTATAGCTATGTTTAAAAGATATGCTGAAGAAATCAATAGTTGTATATATTAGTTTTTTATGTTTTTACATAGGTTTCTTTACAGGTTTCTTTACAGGTTTCTTCACAGGTTTCTTTACAGGTTTCTTCACAGGTTTCTTCACAGGTTTCTTCACAGGTTTCTTAGCGACTTTTTTTCCACCATATTGTTTATGAAATTTTAAGGATTTCCAATAACGAATAGTTACACGATTTAAGAATATTTTAAAATGTGTATTTACGAGTTCAAAGAAGTCGTTATTTGTAACAACGTTATAATTATCGCTATCTATAAATGGAGAACTTTGTGCAGTTATATTTGGTCTTCTGCTTTGAGAATATAAACTATATGCTTCTTCATTCATAATATTTACTAGTTCTTGCTCATGAGGATTTAAATTTCCTCCATCAAAAATATTTTGTATTTTTACATTTTTAAATATTTTATTAGGACTTGAATCATATACAGGAATACCTTCTGATCTATAATCTGTATCATCCCATTCTACAATCTTATGAATTCTTTTTAAATTGTATAACAATAAAAATTTTAATACATTTCTATAAGATTCTATACCTGTACCACTTCTGTCTTGAACCATTTTAATAACTTCAGGTTTACTATCTAACAATGCTGCAAAATATTCTTTAGGATTATAATCATATTTTTTTTCCGCAAAATTTGGTACGCCATTATAATCTTCCCATAATTCATCTAAATCTCTTAATTCATTTTTTTTAGCAGACCATATTAATATTGAAAAAGGTATTTTTTTTCTTTCAGCATTTTTATATCTTATCCACGAAGGAACAAAATAATTTGGTAATTTATCTTCTATTTGGTCTTTATTTAGACTATCGTCTTCAATAATAATTTCAAGTTCTTCTTCTCGTTGTATTTCTGAAGGAGTTCTATCAAATATACTACGTCTTGCGCCTTGCAAAGAAGATGCCGCAGGTTGATATTGCATATTACCCATAGCAGCAGGAGATTGTTGCATAACTGAAGGAGTTCTACCGAACATACTACCCATAGCAGCAGGAGATTGTTGCATAACTGATGGTGTTCTACTGAATGCATTTCCTAAAGGAGGATAACCAGTATATATTTGTTGCGGTTGTGGTTGTTGTCTGATATTCATTCCTGCTTCGTTAGGATTTTGATCATCGCCAAACATATTTCTAATTAATGCGCGTAAATGCGGAGCGTCTGGATAATTGCCACTCATTTTATTATCTATCTAATAATATGTTATATTATTTAATAAAATTTGTATATAAAAATTACACTAGTTAATTAATTGTAATTATGAAGTATATAGATATTGAGAATATTGTAGAAAATAAAATAAATAAACATTCTAACGACTACAAGAATACTATATACACAGATAAAGAATATAATATTGTTTCTAAAGAATTAATCGATAATATTGATAATATTCATAATAATAATGATGTTATAAAGTTTCAAAAAGATATACAAAAAAAATATAAAATCTCTTTGTCAAAATCTAATCTTATATATTTTTATAACTCATTAAACTTGGATAATAATAGATTAAAAAAATTAATTACAAAGAAAAAATCTAAATCTAACTCGGGAGTTGTTGTAATTACAATTTTAACTTCAGGTTCACCTGAATATATTGACGATGATGGGAAAAAGGTTATTGGAAAATTTAGTTGTAAACATAATTGTGCGTATTGTCCAAATGAAAAGGGTCACGAAGGAAATAATTGGATTGACCAACCGCGCTCATATTTATATAGCGAACCCGCTGTTTTAAGAGCAAATGAAAACAACTTTGACCCCATATTACAATTTAATTCGCGCGTAGATACATTGATTAAAATGGGACATGTTGTTGATAAATTAGAATTAATTGTACTAGGAGGTACTTGGTCAAACTATCATAAAAATTATAAAGACCAATTTATTAGAGAGATATATTATGCTGCAAATACTTATTATGATAAGAGAGATATGTTATCTTTAGAAGAAGAATTAACGATGAATGAAAGCGCAAAAATACATATTATTGGTTTAACTTTGGAAACGCGCCCAGATACTATAACATTAAATGAAATTAGAGAATTCAGACGATATAACTGCACCAGAGTTCAATTGGGTGTACAGCATACAGACAATGAAGTTTTAAAAAAAATAAAGAGAGGTCATTCTATTGAAAAAGTATATTATGCAATTAAGTTATTAAAAGACAATGGGTATAAAGTAGATATTCATTTAATGCCTAATCTCCCAGGATCTTCTTATGAATTAGATAAAAAAATGTTAGAAAACTCTTTATACGACGAAAGATTGCAGGTAGATCAATATAAGATATATCCTACAGCAATTGTTCCGTGGACACAAATTAAAACATGGTATGAAGAAGGTTCTTATGTACCATACGACGATTATCTATTATTTGAACTTATCAAAGAGTTTAAAAAAAATGTTCAAAAATGGAAAAGACTTAATAGGATTATTAGAGATATCCCTTCTACATATATTAGTGGAGGGTATAAAGATAAATATGTAAATATGAGACAACTATTACAAGATGATATGAAAAAAAATAATTGGTGTTGTAATTGCATAAGATGTCGTGAAGTGAAAGATAATTCTGTTAATATCAATGATATTCGCATAGACATAGAGAAATACAAAGGTAGTTCGGGTGATGAATATTTTATATCTTTAGTAACCGATAAATATCTAATTGGATTTATTAGATTACGATTAATTAAATATGAAAATAAAGATAATATGGAAAGAGAGCAATTGTCAGTATTACATGGTTCTGCGCTTATTAGAGAATTACATATATACTCTAATATGAGTGATGTTGGAAATAATGTAGAAAATTCTTACCAGCATAAAGGATATGGAAAAAAATTACTAGAAACTGCTGAACATATTTCAAAAACAGAAGGATATAATAAAATCGCTGTAATTAGCGGTACAGGTGTTCGAAATTATTATAGAAAAAACGGTTATGAATTAATAGATACTTATATGATTAAGGTTTTTTAAGTAATTTCTTTAATTCTTGTAAATTTACCCATTTTTCATCAATATCAAATCCTTTTCCAAAAGATATTAGATATTTGTTATTTTTAATGTTTTTTACCCAATAATTATTATTTAATTGCAAACCAATATAATCACTTGAAGAAGGAGACTTTTTATTTTTTTTTATTATATACCCATATTTGCTATTATCTGCCAAAATTCCATGAACTCTTATATCCCCATTTGAATATAAGAGAACTTCACTTACTGCTTTTCCTCGCTTATCATTATAATATTTATCATCTTTGATACCTTTGATACCTTTGATATTCTTTAAATAATTGATGTTGCTATATGATGTATCTGCACTTATAGCAGTTAAATTTTTATCTCGAATAACAAGAGGACAATCTCCGTGAGGTTTATGTCCTGTAATAATATTTTTAATACCATATTTATTTAAATGTTCAATTACATTTTTATTTATATGGACACCGTTACCATTTTTTAAATTATCAGCATATACTATGGTTATATCCTTGTTATAACCTGGAACTGCATAATTTATTATATTATGTGCTTTTCTCTTCTTTGTAATGCCTCCATCCTTAGGATTTTTCATGTATTCTTTTAATTCTTTATGAAACCAATTATTGATTTCTTTTGCCCATATGTGAATATCTTCTATTGTATTTTTATTTTTTGGTATTTTTCCTATATTTTTTTCATTAATAGCACCGTGAACAAAAATATGTTCTCCAAAAATATGTACTAATTGCCCTTGCATTAAATATTTTAACATATAATTATCATTAGATTGAGTTATATTTTTGGGTTTAGGTAGTACAGAATTCAAAAAACTAGATATAACATCATTATCACTTATATTATTTATATTTTTTTTTAAAATTATAGATAATTCTACTCGTCTTTTTTCAAAACCATCTTTGTTACCCATTGTTCTCTCAACAATATATTTTAATCTATTCTTAATATTGAGATCATAATTATTATCTTTTAAATATTTTCTTAATGTGATGCGCACACTCTTATCTTCCCAATAAGGATAATTATCATATTTTTTAAGAAAATTCTGGTAATTTGAATATTTTTCTGATATTTCGGAAGGAATACGTAACTTATTAGCATCTCTATTTCCTATTATAAATATAACACGTTCAGGATAATCTTCCTTAAATTTTAGCAAAATATTTACAAATCTAATATCTGAATCACCTCTGTCTTGTGTATCTCCTCCATATATAAAAATACTATCATTCTTTTTAAATTTTAATCTATTTTTCTTCTCGCATGTCCATTCAAGTATTTTGGATATCTTAACATATTTATTAAAATAATCCATATTTCCTTCAACATCAGTAACATATCCACAAACCTTATATTTAGATTTTTGCAAATTATAAAATTTATTTGTATATTTTTTATTATTTCCTCCTGCATGCCCGATCTCAATTTGAGGATCCTTATTAGTAGTTTGATCATTGGGTAAAGACGGTTGTGTGCTAAAATCATATGTTCGTTGTATATTTACTTCTTTTTTTGGTTGTATATTTTCTTCTTTTTTTTTTGTTGATGTGATAATTTTTTTTAAATTATCTTTTAATTTTTCAAACATACCTTTTTTTTTTATATCAGGGGCATCTGTGATAATACTGGCATGATTATCAGGGTCATTAAAAAGTTTATAACTATCTAAACTTTTGGTAAATTTACAAATTTCTGTAGTGTCTTTACAATCTGTTTTATCTGGTCTAAATAAATATTCTGTTTTATAAAAGTCATTTTCACTAATTATTTGTGTTATATCTATATCTTCTTTACTTTTAAAAAATTTTTTTACAGTGTTAATAAAATCACGTTTATGATATTCTTCTAATATCTTTATAATATTAGAACCATGATATTTACTTATAGATAAATTATAATATTTTATTAAATCGGGAGTAATACCTTTATATATTTCTTTTTTAAATTTTATTAAATAATTCATAAATAATTTAAAAGCGCGAAGTAAGTATTTCTTTTTTGAATTTAGAATTTTTTTTGTATCTTCTAAATTATCAATTATATATTCATCTTCTTTATCATCTTTTTTTTCTTCGTTATCATCTTTTTTTTCATCTTTTTTTTCATCTTGATTTTTTGTTAAATGCTGATTATATGCATCATTTATCATCGATTTGTTCATTTCTTTTTTTAAATTCTGTATAAACAATTCATAATTATTATCTATATTTTGGTCATTATCAAAAATTTTTTTCTCTTCTTCTGATAAATCTGTACCTTTTAATATATTATTCATTACATTTTTTAATTTTTTTTCTTTATCTACTAAATCTTTACTACCGTTACTACCGTTACTACCGTTACTACCGTTACTACCGTCTTTCATAATAATTTTATCTATTTCTGTATTACCTGGACCCCTTCTAGTTTCTACCTTTAAAGTTTCTATTTTCATTTTGTTTGCATAATTTATTAAGTCTTCTCCTTCTAAAATTTTATAATTCAATGTAAAATCATTACCTTTTAGTATTGCTAAATTAGAGTCGACTGTATTAGAAGAATTAGTAGGATTATTCCACCACGTTGTTACACAGGTTCTATCTTTTGAAATTGTCATTTCAATATTATGAAGATCGGGTTTTAAATTCTTATCTTTCCAAAATTTATAAGCACCTTTTTCTGTTCTAATTTTTTCGGCCTCTGCATCTGTAAATTGAACTGTATTACCTGAAGGATTTTTAGACAAATTTTCTTCTTCTTCTTTAACTGTCGATACTTGTGGGGCATCTTCAGTTACTGAACTTTCTATATCTTTTTTAGGATCTGAATTACTTGAATTACCTGAATTACCTGAATTATCTGAGGGATTTTTAGATAATTTTTCTTTGTCTTCTTCAACTTTAGATACTTGCGGTACATCTTCAGTTACTGAACTGTCCATATCATTTTTATAATTTTCAATATGTTTTATAATTTCTTCAATTTCTTTTTTAGAATTATCTTTTAATTTTTGAATGCTTGAAATATTTTTACTATAATTTTTATTAATCAAATTAATTAACAGTTTCTTTATATTACTGATTACTATGTTTATTAATTCAGATATATCAGTTTCATTATTTATTTCTTTTGGTAATTCTTTTATAGCATCTAATGCTTTTTCTACATCTTTTTTAATTTTATCCATACTTTTTTCATCAAAATTATTAATATCTGAACTTTCTAGCGATAGAAAATTTAGAATTGCATTTAAATATTTTTCATTACCTTTAGATTTTTCTGCTTTATCATTAATATATTCGACATCTTCATTAAAAGTGCTTAATAAAATGTCCTGCCACGATGGTGCGGACCAATTTTCTATTTTTTTTTTAAATTCTATAACATTTTTTTTTAAAGAGACTGTATCTATTATTTTTTTTTTATCAACATTAAAAGTTGCCATCAAATTATTTAATTCATTTAAACTATTTTTAACATTATTTTTCAAAGAAGTTTCATCTATATCATCATCTACGCCTAATTTTTCAAATTCTTTAAAATCCTTATTTATTTTTTTATCCTTTTCATTATCATCGTATGTTATAAAATGAAGGTATTTTGCTATTTTTTTTAATTCTGCTTCTTCGCTTACAATACTATCCTTATTAATTGATTGTAATATGATAATAAAATATTTTTTGAATATATTTTCATAAAATTCTTTATTAATTAATGTTAAATATCTAGACCTATCATAGTCATTTGACATAGAAAATTTTCCAAATTTATTATTAAGGGAACTTTCGGTTGCTTTAATTTTATTTATAAAATTTGCACATAAATGTAATATTTTCTCTTGTCTTTGTATGAATATTTTTTCATATTTTTCTATAGCATTATTAATATCTCTTATTTGATATGTAAACGCATATTTTGCATCTACTCCACCCCCTTTTTTACCTTTTATATTATTTTGCAAAATATATATTTCAACGAACTTTCCTTCATATTTAATATATGTTCTATTATTTTCATTAAATATGTAATAATTTCTATTATTTATTTTTATCTTATGATTCGTTTTAATCATAATATAAATTAGTAAATCTATACTATTATATATTAATATAAAATAGATTTATAATAAAAATATATAAAACTATACTACTATATTAATAAATAAGTATAAAATGGATAACGATAATAAAGAAATTAAAGATAATACTAGCGTAGAAAAAGTAGAAAAAAAAGTTTGTGCAGATACTAAAAAAGTCCTATCCATATTTAATTCGTTTCTTGATGAAAATAAAACGTATACATTAGACGAATATAAAAGGTTTATAACTCTTTCTTATAAAGATGCTATTAAGAAAACAAAAAGCAAATCTCGTTCTGGCGATGGAGAACAATCTGTTAAAAGAGAACCTACTAAATATAACATTTTTATCAGAGAGGAGATGCTTAAACTTAAAGAAACAAATGCTGATATTCCCTATAAAGAACTTATGAAACTTGCTGCTAAAAATTGGAATGAACATAAAAATAATTAATTTATACACTTGTACTGCTTGTACTGCTTGTACTGCTTGTACTTAATATATATAATAAAATCATAGCGATTGCTAAAATTAAATATATTATAATTAGTATACCTAAAGATATAACTGGAGACAATATAATAGCAATAAATATATTTACAATTATAGTTATAAATATTAATAAATATACAGGAAATCCTGGAATATCTTCAATAGAACTGCTAGAACTCATCATATTACTCCAATTAGGAAACATAGAATTAGTATTGCTACTTGTAGTATTAACATTTGAATATGTAATTCCAGTAGTAGAACTAGACACTTTGCTAGAAGTTTGTGATGGATTGTAATTTATATGAGCATTAAGATCTTTTTGTAATTTATCACAAGTTGAATTTATATTAGTTAATTTGTTATTTAAATTTAAACATCTAACCTGTTGTTCAGACATTATTTACACTATTGTATTCTTCTATTATATTACATTCTTATTTTTTCTTTGATTTAGAAAAAAAATTCTTATATATGTAATATAATAAATACAAAAAACCTATAAAAAATATTAGTATCATTATAATATATACAATCATACCAGTTATAGACGCAGTTCTACTTACCATACAATAAAACGATTGGTCTGCAATTGGACAACGTTCAATTGTATTTGCCCCCGAATTACTCATTAATGCAGAACTTCCACCAGATAAAGCAGCGCCGGCAACACTTCCAGATAAACCACCTGCTACTCCGGCAGCGCCGGCAGTACCGGCAGTACCAGCAGTACCAGCAGCACCGGCAGCACCTACAGTACCGGCAGTACTAGCGGTACTAGCAGATCCTAAAGTATCTGTAGAACCCATTTTACCACCGCGACCCTTAAAATTTTCTCGTAAATATGCAACCATCTTATTAATTCTAATATATTAAAAGATAATTTATAATTTTTTACTTTTGGAAAATAATATATTTATAAAATATATAAAAATATATGTAAATACTGTAAATATAATCAAATATATAGTGCTATTTCCTTTAGTATTTTTATTTTTATTACCACCTCCTCTTCCTCCTTTAAAATTTTCAAAAAAATATTTAGATACGTTGTTATTATTATTTTGCATTATATATTATAATATAATATAATATTAGAATATATGTCTAATATTGTAGAAACATTCGCTATAATATTAACAATAATTATTAGCACTTTAATTATAATATGGGTTATTAATAATAATAATAATAATTTAGATATAAATTATAATAATGTATATGTATCTACCGGAAAAAATAAGAATACTATAAAAGGCGATACTGATAAATGTACAACAACATGTGATGCTCTTGACCCTGTGAGCGATCCTAGATATAACATGCAACAAATTATAAAACAATCTATATTATTAGAAGAACATTTAACGAATAAAAATAAAAGATGTCGCGATTGTATAACTAAACACTTCTTACATATTATTGGATTAGCGGAGGAAGCAGAAATGTTAGCTACTAAAAATATCAATAAATACCCTTTAATAAATGAATCAGTGATATTATATAATGAGTTATTTAAAATTTGGATTAAAAATAAACATTTAAATAATAGTAGCGAGGATTATATATTATACTGTACAGATAAATTACGCAATCACAGAAAACAACTAATAGTAATCTATTTTTTCAATGAAAAATATAATATATCTGAAGAAAGACATAATTCTGAAGATAAAATGTAATTACAATAGATATTTAATAGTTTTATTAGACATAGCGTGAGATAATACATTTTTAATAACAATAATTGCACTTTGATGAGCGTCTAAATGATGTGGGTGTATTTCAGATCCCATTTCAATATTGGGATACGAGCATGGAAATGTCGCTGTATAAGTATTTGCTGTAGAATAAAGTGCTACATCTGCTACTATCTGAAATTCACAAGATGAAAAATCATATTTCCCATTTACATAAAATTTATTTACTAATTTTTCTGCACCTTTGCGAGAAACAATATACATACCTGCGCAAGGAAGCAAATATTGCCATTTAATAAAATGTAATTTATTATTAAGTAATAAATTGTTATATAAAAATTCTACTGTATTGCCGTAAGAAATGCATAATTGTAGTATTTCAAAATCTGGAGGTGCATCTTTTATTAGAGTATCATAATCAATATCGTACGGAAGTAACATATCGTCTTCCATTACAACAAACCATTCGTCGTTTGTATTCGTAATAGCTTCCTTCATTGCTTTAATATGACTAGAAATACAAGCAAATTCATATTCACAATTTACACAACCTGGATGTTTACATGTCAAAGGGCGTTTATTTGCTAAAACTGTATCAAAATCATCTGGTGTAATAGCAGAAACTCTTACGTTATCTATATTTTTTTCTTTAAACTGATTTTCCATAAATATTTTTCTCTTAGTACTTTTATCTAAATTAATCCAATAGTGTATCATAATATAATGATATAATGATATAATGATATAATATTATTATATTTGATGTTAAATCTTATATAATTTAATTTAATTTAATATTTATAAATGTATATATTTTATTGTGGTATAGTAGTTATATTATTTTTGTTATTATAAGTTAAATGAAGTTGGAACTTAGAAAATTTGATCCTACTAAAATTAAAAGTGATTCCGTTGTTGTATTTATCGGTAAAAGAAATACTGGAAAAAGTTACTGTATGAAGGATATTATGGGTTATAATAGAGATATACCTGTAGGCGTCGTAGTATCTCCTACAGAAAGGGCAAACGGATATTTTGAAAAATTTATTCCAAAAATGTTAATATACGATGAATTGGAAGAAAAAATAGTTAGCAAATTTTTATCACGTCAAATAAATATTACTAAAGATAGGAAAAAAGAACTAGAAAAACACGGATCGTCTACTATAGACCCTCGTGCTTTTTTGATATTAGATGATTGTATGTATAATAAAGCAGTAACAAAAGACAAGAATATAAGATGTATTTTTATGAACGGAAGACATTATAAAATATTTTTACTTATAACTATGCAACATGGTTTAGGATTACCTCCAGATCTTCGCTCAAATATAGATTATGTCTTTATTTTTAGAAATAATATTGTGAAAGAAAGAGAAAAGATATACAATCATTATGCAGGTATGTTTCCTACATTTGATGTTTTTAATCAAGTTATGAACCAATGTACTGAAAATTTCGAATGTCTTGTTATAGATAACAAAATACAATCTAATAACATAAATGATAATGTTTATTGGTATAAAGCACAAGATAGTAATTATAAAATGTGTTCTCAAAATTTATGGGAAATGCAGGCGCTTCAAGATCAGCGCGATTTAATGGGTATTGCAGACGAAGAAGAAGATACCGAAGATTTCGACCCAGGTGTCTTTATGAAAAAGAAGAATTCAAAAATAATCAAGGTTAAGAAGAACCAGAAATATTAAATATATATTTTATTTTTAGCATTCATTATACCTTTATGAATTACTATTTTTGAAATAAAGATAAGGAATGTATATTAATTATTAAAGGGAGATACTATGGATATTATATTATTTAATGATGTATGTATATTTGATGGAAATAAAACTATTATTTATGGACAATATAATAATAAGTTTACATCAATAAAATTAAACTATAATTTTAAGGTAATATTTTGTGAAAACAGAGATGATTTTTATATTGAAATTTATGAAAAAATAAATTATATTGATAAGATAACTTTTGTTAAAAAGGTATTTTACATTGATAACACTTTCGTTGATGAAAAAATTAATGTCATTAAAAAAGATATTATTTTAAAATTTCCATTTGAAAATTGTAATTTATCCCTGGATTCTAATTCGGTTATTATTAGCACAATGTGCAAGGATTATTCTTCAAGATTAGAAGAATGGATAAACTATAATTTAAATTTAGGATTTTCAGGCATTGTTATATTTGACAATGATGAAAATAAAAGCAATGAAATAAATGAACCTTTAGAATACAGGGAAAATAATGGTACTATAAGTGATGTTTGTAAAAAATATAAAAATAAGGTTTTTCATATAAAATATAATTATCAACCAATGGGCAAAAATCATTATGATACTATTCAAAGAATTTCATTACACATTGGTGTTAATGCATTTCGTAATAAATGTTCTAAAATTGCATTAATAGACGCAGACGAATTCATACATATTCCTAATAAATCTAATAAATCTAATATAATTGATTTTTTGTCAAACTACAAAGGACAAACAATAACTATGAAAAGTAATATATTGACTAATAAATTAAATGATGATATAATTAATAATAATATACTTGATATATGCATATACGTAGGTGAAAATAAATATACAAAAACAATTATTGATACAAATCAAATAAAACCTATGGAATTTATTATTACCCCACATAGACACCCTGAACAAATATTATTAGATAAGAATATATTAATGTATTATCACTGCTGGGTAAATTCGCGATACGAATACAATACAAATATGCAAAAAATAGATTTATCTTTGAAGAATTATGTAGATAATTAGATTTCTAGATGAAGAATATATTATTTAATATGCTTATGTGGTAAAATCACAAATATCATTAAAAGATATCTAAATATTGAAAGAGTAAAAAATATATTGTAAATTTATATATTATATATTTTTATATATATAAGAAATATATTATTATAATATATATAATTTATATGGAACAACTTAAAAGAAAATATGAATATTTATGTAATTATCCTTGCGATATAAATGAACATCTTCCAACACTGTATAATTATGCTCGAGAATGTGAAAGTATTCTAGAATTAGGTGTAAGAGGGGTTGTTTCTAGTTATGCTTTTGTATATGGTTTAATGAATAACAATAAAGAAACAAAAAATATACTATTAAATGATATCAATGAATGCGATATTAGCGAATTATTATTTATAACAAAAGAACTTCCTATTAATGTTAATTATAAATGGGTGAATGATTTGGAGTTAGATATAACAGATAATGTAGATTTAACTTTTATAGATACGTGGCATGTATATGGACAATTAAAGCGAGAGTTGAATAAATTCTCTAAAATTACGAATAAATATATAATTATGCATGATACAACAGTTGACGAAATTTATGGCGAAACTATTCGCTGTGCATGGAATGCAGAAGAACAATCGATAGAATCTGGAATACCCGTTGAAGAAATTAATAAAGGATTATGGCCAGCGATTGAAGAATTTTTAGAAACTAATAAAAATTGGAAAATAAAGGAGCGATTTTACAACAACAATGGTTTAACAATTCTTGAAAAAGTATAAATAAAAAAGACATATTCTATATATTTTTTCCACTTCCATTAAATATTATATTGGATAATTTTAGAAAAAAATAAGTTATGATGTATGATAAATATAGGTTATCTATATATACTTAATTATTATCTAGTCCTAATCTTATCATAATCCTAATCTAACGATGAATATGATTTTTTAAGTTATATAAATCATTTTTAACTATTAGAAGAATTTTAGTTTTTTATTTTTTGCATTCGAATTATTATCTATATGTATCTCTTTAACTTCTTGCATTTTATTTTCTTCTTGATTTTTAATGTCTTCTTTTTCATTAAATATCTTATATTTTTTTTCATTATCAATAATTTCTTTATTTTCTTGTAATTCTTTTTTAATATTAATAGGTAGCAAATATTCTTCTTTCTGCTTCTCTTCGGCACTATTTGTTTTTTGAATAATTTCCTCTTTTTTATAAAAAATATCTTCTTTATTTGATATCGGTATTTCATTTTTATATCCATATCCTTCTTTATTATTTAGATCTATAATATTATCGTCTTTTAGAAAATTATTTAAATTATTGTTCTTAAAAATAATGTTATCTTCTTCTCTTTTATTTTTATTTATATTAGCTTCAACATTATTTTCTATTACTGTATCTTTACGTTCGGTATCTATATTATTTTCAAAAGAAGTAAGTCCTATAATTTTTTGATTTGCATTTTCAACATATTTAGTATCTTCTGCATCTTCTGCATCTTCTGTATCTTCTGTATCTTCATCTTCTGCTTCTTCATCTTCTGCTTCTTCAGCATCTTCTGTATCTTCTGCATCTTCTGCATCTTCTGCATCTTCTGCATCTTCTGCATCTTCTTCGTCTTCAACATCTTCTTCGTCTTCAGCATCTTCATCTTCGCCTTCAGCTTCTTCTTCGTCTTCAGCATCTTCTTCATCTTCATCTTCAGTATCTTCTTCGTCTTCAGCATCGTCTTCGTCTTCGTCTTCGTCTTCATTTTCATCGTCATCTTCAGCATCTTCTGCTTTTATATTATTCTTCTCTTTTGTAGTTTTAACATCTTTCTTTTTATTAGAAGATTTTTTATCATCATCGCTATTTGTTTGTTTTACATTATCAGTTAAATTATCTTTAATTTGCTGGAATATATCATCAAACGGAATAAAATCTCTAAAAGTTTTCTTTATTATTATTTTAAAATTTTCTTCAATAATATTTAAGTTATTTTGATATTCTGAATCCTTCATATTTTTATTATTAAATAAATAGGCATTTTTCCATGAAAATATAGAAACATTAATATAACATTTATGGATAAAATCCTCGGGAGAAGGTATTTTTATTTTGATGTTATCAAAATAATCTTTGTATTCATATATTTTTATTTTTATTGTTGTTATAATAATAATTTTAATTAAATCTGCTAAATATTTGCATTTAGTTGTCTTAACAATTTTCTTATATTCTTCATTTATTAAATTATTATTCCATTTTTTTATTTGCACTAACTCTTTTTGAAATTCTTTAATACTTCCCTTACGCTTAGAACATTCACACCATATTTCATATATTTTTTTAGATATAGGTATTGTTATTATATCTTGCATATGCTCTATATATTCATTTTTTGTTTCAATTAAACCTTCCATATATATTAAATATAAATTATTATTCTTTATATAGCGAAAAATAATTAATATATTTAATGTATTATATTAATTCATATCTAATCTTACATTGAAATATCCTTGGGGTATATTTAGAAGCTCTTGGAAAATTTGGTAAAGCGAAACCTACTTTAATGTCAAATTCATCACAAAATGAATATATTGTTCCTTCAGGTATACTTGAAGTTTGATACTGTATAATCTGTACTAAGTGAATTAATATACATACATCAGTATTTGCTGTAAGATTTATTGATAAAGTTATTGGTACTGTAAATATACTATAGGTATATTTGATACTTCCACTACCAACCAATGCCCTATTACTAACACTAGTATGAATACTTGGATAAGTAATAAGTCTAGTTCTATAATAAAATGAAATAATACTTTAACATCAAAACCTACTATTTTTATATTTTGCTTTACTCTAAGTACAAATGCAATATTATAATGATTAATAATATAGATTTTTCATATATATATTTGAAAAATGAGTACATAATTGAAAAATATTTAGAAATTTCTAAAACCTCTAAAAAATTTAAGAAAAAATAAATTATGTACTCAAAAATATTTTAATAAAGACTAAATTTAAAAAGTGTAATTGTTGATTTCTTAAACATAATCATCGAATCTATTTATAAACTCTTCTTTTGTTAATAATGTAGTGTCATAATTAGATTTTCTAAATATAAGAGAAGAGATGATAGAGTAGTTATGAAAATTTAGTTACTATAATGTGTCTATAAATAAAATATATAAAGATTAATATTTTATCTTTAATATATATATAATGGATTTGCAGTTAATTAATTGGGGAGCGAGTTTTTGGAGATGTATTCACTACTTAGCAATTCACGAAAAAAGAGATATTATTGAAAAATTGCCAGAATATATTCCTTGCAAAACATGTAAAGATGAATTTGTTGGAGTAAGTGCAGAAGAAGATCTTGTTGATTGGTCTATTCGTGAACATAATAGGGTAAACGGAAAACTAGGAAAATGGGATAAATGGAATAGAATAGATTTTAATATATCACATAAACCTACGTGCGATATTTGTGAAGGGAAAGAATATGTCTTTGGATTTCCTTGGACTTTTCTAAATACAATTTCTATAAATACTGATAGAACGGATTCGTTAGTAAATTCTGATAGTAGAAAAATGACAGAACATTTTATAAAAGAGTTTGTTGATAAATATCCATGCGAAATATGTCGCGGAAAACTTATTATAGATTTCCCATATGACGATGAGACATTTAGAGATTGGGTTCATAGGAACCATATAAGATTTAATAATGAGAGGGGTTTACCCGAACCTAACCCTATCAATATAATACAAGGAACGGACATTGGTTCCAGTAATATTAGTATGGGGTGTACAGACTGTCCTAATTAATATTTTGCCAATAAAGAATTGTATATATCAGTTTATTAACCAGAATTATACCACGATGATATATCAGTTCTGGAACTCAATCTACTATTATTACTACCGTTAATGTTATATCAGTTGTGTCATAGACCGAGATTTCCAATACTGGCGATAACAGAGGTAAGTATACATTTTAGTTAACAGTTATTATAACATATCCGTGACCTGCATTTACTCCTACTGCATTGTTTTGATTAGTTCCGCTATTATAAGAACCACCTCCTCCACCAGAACCACACGTTGTGTCTCCTGAAGGACCAGCTCCTCCTGAATATCCACCCCCTCCTCCAGCACCACCGTAACTACAATACTGACCTGAAGCACTTGCTCCTCCTCCAAATCCACCATCTCCTATACTATAACTTGCTAAAGCAGCACCACCTAATCCTCCTTCAAGAGGTCTTGTAGTACCGCTATTATTACCATCTAATCCAGATGTACCATTTGACAACCATCCCGAACCGCCTGGTGTAGCGCCATAACCATTAGAACCCGCGGCAGCAGTACCAAATCCACCTGTTCCATTTATAGTAG